AGCTCAACGCCCCGATCCTTCGTCTTGACCTTGACCTTCTCCTTGTGCTGGGCTTTGGACTGCTCCCTGCTGCGGGAGAGCTTCTGCTTGAGGGATTGCTTTTCCTTTTGCTTGACCGTCTTGGCGGAAAACTCCTTGAACGCCTGAGTCATCACATCCACATCCCGACCTTTGAAGAAGACGAGATAACGCGGCGGCTGCTCAGAGGTGTCTTTCTTGAGCGCGTAGTCGATCCCGTACTTGTTCGCTGTGCGCTCGAAAGACTTGATATTTCCGTCGGTCACTTCAATGTTGCTGATTGCGGCGTTTTGCTTGACAAGGTGCTTGATGGACTGCTTGCCCCGATAGGTCTTGGGCTGAGAGGCTTGCTTCTCTGCCTTTTCAATTTCCTCAATGAATTTGGCGAGCGCCTTTTTCAGCACCTCCGCAGTGATTTTGCCGCCCTTAATGGCAATCGCAACGACTTTGGTATTTACTTCATCCTGCATGGGGACCTCCTTTCTGAGTTTTGCGGGGCAATCCCGTCACTAAGGCGGGACACCGTGTAAAATGTGGTTCATGTTTTCATCTCACCCCCTTGAAGTTGATTGAGAATGCTTACTCATCAGCCTTTTCCGTGAAAATCGTAGTTCACGCGGGCTGAATAGTAGTTGTCTATGGTCAGTGAAGCGTTATACAACGCGGTGAGCAGATATGCCCGGATGTTCCGAATGTCGGAAGGGCAATCGTTCATCGCTTGGAGCACATAGTCGATGTGGCCGCTGTCCAGCTTGAGAAGGCGTGACTTGACCACCGGCTGCGGCATATCCTCGCCGTTGATACGGATGGTGGGGCTTGTGGAGCAGACAGCATCCAGCATAATCTCGACAATTTCGTTTACACGGTCAAGGTCATAGTGCCTGTCCTGAGAGCGGATGTCGATCTCAAGGTTATCCCGGATCAATTCCCTGTATTGCTCCCGTTCATCCATCCTGTCCATCCCATCAAGATTGATAGATTGATAGTTTCTCAGAGAGTTATTTCTTTCGTTGGTAATTACTTGATTAGTATTTAATTGTGCGGGATTTTCCGTACACGGTTTTCCCGTGAACGGATTATCCGTGTCCGGCTTTTCCGTATGCGGTTTTTCCGTGTCCGGCAAACCCGTCTGCGGCTTCTCGTATATCTCGAAAACCATGCTGCTCATCCGACCTTTTTCATCCCGTGACTGATGACGGACGAGATACCCTGCGTCCTCAAGCTCCCTGAGAGCTGCCAGAACAGCATCGGGGCCTTCCTTGCAGATCGCCGAAAGACCTTTCGTTGAGAACTGCCAGCCATCGTTGAAGGACAGCATTTTGGAGAGTAGCCCCACGGCCTTGAGGGACAGGGTTTTATCCCTGAGATGGTAATTTGCCATGACCGTGTAGCCACGGTTTTTGTTGACGCGATAGACTGCCATGCGGTTATCCCTCCCTTTCCATCACCGGCTGACAGCGCAGCGTTGACAGCTTCACCGGGGAATAGGGACATTCCTCGAAGACACAGGTTTGATATTTCCAGTAGGGACGATGGAAGCAGCACGACCGGCATTCCGGACAGATCCCGTCGCATCCGCTGTCATAGTGGTTGTGGCCGGGTACCTCCTTCATGAGGGCTTCAAAGGCTTGCAGCTTACCGGCTGTCATGTAGCTCATTTTGTTTTCTCTCCTTTCCTCGCCGCACCGCCGTCATCTGCAAGGGGCAGATTGTTCCAGCTTTCGGGCAACAAAAAAAGAGGGTTTGCTTCATGCTCCGAATTGGAGAATGAAACAAACCCTCTTAGCTTTTCAGATATTCAGATGATGTCTCGGATGGTATGGATGATGCCGAGCAGCAGCCCGACAATCAGGGCGAGTCCTCCGATAAGACCGCCGATGATGATGTTGAGTGCGAAGATTCCTACTGTGCCGGATATGCCGTAACCGAAGGGGACGAGCCAGAGACACATCCTGCGGATGCCGAATGGGAAGCCGACACAGAGCCACATCAGGAAGTAGTCACATACGCCGTCCGCCATATAGACCGGCTTGAAGAATGCGGCAAGACAAAGGGCAATCAGCAGAGGAAGCAGCACTTCCTTGAGAAAAGTCTTCACATCCTCACCCTCAATCCCTGCAAATCGTCCGTGCGGATGCCGACGAGATACCAGTCCGCAGCCATCTCGATCCGAGTGGGTTTCCACTTGCCCCCGATCATGACATCGAAGCATTCCCCGCAGTGCAGACCGCCGTAGTAGCAGTCAAGGTCAAAGCGAATGTCGTACCGATCCGTTGCGTGATCATAAACCAAAGTTCCCTGTTTCATGATGGACTCCTTTCGTTGTGGGCAGCGCAACGGGAAGGGCTTATGCAGTGTACCTCCATAGCCACCGCCAGCCGGTTTTGATCCTGTGCGCCGATTGTTGAGCGATTGTTCCTCTTTCAGGTCAAAAAAGAAGGGACTAAGCCAGAATCCCTTGATTTTCAAGGTCTTTCTGATTTAGTCCCATTATCGCACAACAATCTTTTGTGATGACCATATTGACAGCGCCGATTTCAAGCTCACGCATCATGGCTTGGAAACCCGGCCTATCAAAATTACCACCAGACCAACCATCGTCTGAGAACACTTTTACAAGCGTAATGTCGTGTTGATTACAATAATTCGTTACGATGACTCTCTGCGTTGCGATACTTGTAGACTCGTTAGATTTAGATTCTTCACGAGACAGTCTAAGATAAGCAAAAGCAGTTGCTCTGTTGTAACTCATGAAACCTCCTTCGGCAGGACAGAGCACATTTCATTCATTATACTATTCGCATTCTGTTCTGTCAAAGATGACTTGATATTTTTTGTGGAGAGCAATCTGCTCTCCACAAGTTCCGATACGGTGTTATTACCAGAAAACACTCTGTGAATCTGGAAAGTAGCATTATTCAAAACAATATTATTCGTATTTGTCAAACAATCACCCCTTTAAGATTATTATTGCTTTTTGCATTCATTATCATTCAGCCAGTCTGCGTATTTCTGTGCCGTTTCCTTGTCATAGTCTTTTAATTCTTCGCATTTTTCATCGAACTCTGACGGCTCGTAGTATACGGAAATACACATTGTAATAATTTCGGTATCATATTCCCAGTGTCCCATTAACCAGCCTCGCTTTCACGTCCAAAAACATCTTTATATTTCATGAACAAATTATTTATTGCTTCTGCCATAATCCTCTGTTCCGAATGACAGTCCTCCTGATAATATAGGTTGCGATACCAGTTGAGAATTTCAAAAGGATTCGTCATGTGGTGTTTTTCAACTTCTTCGACAAAGTTGTTTCTACCAACAACCGGCTTGTAGCAGTTTCGCTCATATTTTTTGTTCATAAGCTCATCATACGAGATGAATACAGGACACTTGCCGACACCTCTGCAAACATCTCGGTCTTGATTGAGTCCGCACACAAATGTTTTCTGGTGTGAAAGCGAAGGAACACGATCTGCATATGGGCAGCTATCAGTCTTCTCAGGCATAGAATCGACTAGAATTCTCATGATTCACACCACCTCAATCTTTGGAGTCAGCATGAAAAACTCGCTATGACTGCCGAAATCAAACATAGTCGAGTTCCCGCTATTCCACATTCGCACATAGTAGACCGGTGCATTTTCTTCTTTGCAATGTTTGTTAATTGCCGCAAACGCAACATGACGTGCTTCTTCGTCAGACATATTAGCATCAAGCGTCTGAACGACACTTACACATTTGCCGTATTTGAAAAAAAGTTTACGTTCCATTAAATCCCTCTCATCTAAACACAACAACCATACTTGGGAATGGCGCATTTTTCTTTGACGAAAACAAAGCGTCAAGTGCTATATCTCGTCATCCTTTCCCATAGCAGCCACGCATTGGCCGGATTTTCGCACGCTGGCGTCCTTTGATTGCAAACGGGGCAACAGACCACCACACATGGCTTGTCCCGTCCACGCTCAAAAATTTCAAAGTCCTGCGGCGTGCCGCCACACTTGCACATCAGCATTTGCCTGTGCTACCGATCCCGCCACGGCTCTCATTATTAAGGTTGTCCACCTCGCGGAACTCGATTTGCGGCTGATGCTTCATGATTCTGAATTGGCAGATACGATCGTTTGCGAGGATGGTCGTTTTTCTCAAGGCAATAGCGGGGAAGTACCACTGGTCGTTGTCACCGCAATAGCTCTCGTCAATCAGTCCCATGCTGTTTGCCTGAATGATCCCAAAGTTTTTGAAGGTAGAACTGCGAGGAATCACATGGGCTTCATAACCGGCCGGGAGCTGCATTGCGATACCTAGCGGAATGAGCTTAAATTCCATTGGCTCAATGTCTACGGTTTCTGCTGCACGCAAGTCAATCCAATCGGATTTGCCGTCGATGTACGTCAACTTGTCAATGATATCTGTAAGATACTTAATGTTGATTGTCTCTTTCATTATGTCCCTCTCTTTATGTGCATTTTGGATAATTCATTCTATTGCTTCGTCGCAAAACTCCTTGGCAGAGCATTGTGCGCATTCGTTTACAGATCGTGCGTCCCAATCGCAAGTGAACCCGCAGTCTTTGACCATTGCAATTCTATCTTCTGGATTATACCAGTCTAGTTCTGACTTGCCCGGTCTATAATACTTGTCCGCTTCTTTCATTCTACGGCATTCGATTTCCATGAAATCTACACCGTCACAAACATCTGTCCATTGCGCAGCAACCTTTGCTTGGCCTCTTGTTTCTGCAAAGACGATTGTTGCGATAAATTCGTTTTTCTCTCTGACAAGCCATGCCTTCAAGATTTACAACTCTCTTTCTCATGAAACTTTGTATATTGGTTTTTCTCGCCAGTAATACATCTCGAAGCTGACTTGCTTGACAAGTTACACACACGATGCCAACCGTTTTCGGACAGGATGGCGCGTGCGTTAATACACGTATCACACTTCATTGCTGTCACCGCCTTTTCGTTTCCCATAAGAGCAAAAATCGTCATACTTACAGGCGCAAAATTGCTTATCTGCGCCACTAACCAATCGAATATGGCAATCACCATTTGCTCCGTCCACAGTCTGCGTATATTCTTTTGTATATTCTAAAAAGTTTTTACAATCATGACACCATACAATCGTTTGCTCCATTGCCACGCCGTCCATTTTGGCTCCGCATCTCCAACAATACCCACCTTTAACTGCTGTATACTTATTTTCGTGCGCGCCACAGTTTGAGCACTCAAAATATCTACGTCCTTCAGGCGTGGTTTTCTCAATCCAGCGCCCGTACATACCGGTTTTGACAAAATAGCTTTCTCGTGTCACCCACGACTCCTTGTATATCTTCATTCGTCACCGTACATCTTTGCGCCGCAGTTGGGACAGTAAGGCGATGCCACATAGTCTTCGCCACCGTCGAGTAGAGCGGTCTTGCGGCATATCGAACAGATGGGATTACTGTGCTGATACTCATTGTACGGCATATCTTCAAGTGTCCATCCGCCGTCCGTCTCAACTACGCATTGAGCCGTCCACCGCCCATGCACCACCGGAGCAACATCGCAAGCGGGAGCGTTTCTTATCTCTCTTAGTGTAACTAAATACGCATAATGCTCACCAGATTCTTCCGTGGTGTGCTCCTTGTAATACTCCATCCGCGCAACTAAACTGCCCCTATCAAGATACTCAGCGGTCATTTAAAAAGTCCCTCCTTCTTGCATGGCCTCCTTGCGCCCTGCGATCACACCGAGGAAGTAGGCGTTGCTCCCATGCAGGTTCTCATAGCAGGCGCAGTGCGTCGCATTTCCGGACGCCATCGGGTTTCCGCCGCATTGCATGACGCACGCACACTCGTGGATGCACTCTCTGCATGACCGGCCGTATGGCGCTGACTTTGCTCGTCTCGGCATGGTTATTCCTCCTTCCGCTCGTGCATCGGCGCTCCACAGTGAGGACAGTATTCGAACCGGTGTCTCGCCGTATGCCTCCCGCACCGAGAACACTCCATCATAGTTGTACTATACCGCACCCACACCGCAGGTTCCCGTTTTGGCTCAACGTCGGCGGCGGGTGTGCGCCACACAATGTTTCGAACGAGTTTTTTAGCCGTTGCGATTGTAACGGCGGCTTTTTCATCCTCTGGCGCATCCGGCCGCACTAATGAAAGTGCTGCTTCACGCTTGATGTATTCATCCATTTTCACCACCGTCCATCCTCGCTCCGCAGCTAGGGCAGTAGTTTGCACCATATGGCAAACATTCACTACATAGAGAGCACAACCCAAAACACCCTACGTTTCCGTTTTCAATTTTTCGCCCATGCACCACCGGCGCAACGTCGGCGGCAGGTGCTTTCCAGATTGGGCAACTTTCTTTGTCGCAATACTCGTTACTGCACCGGCAGTGCTTTTCGCAGTATTCTTCGCGGTCAATGTATTCAGCCATCACTTTTCTCACCATCCTTAATCGTCACTCTCAGTTCAACGATCCGCCCATCTTTAAGTGTCCACTCATAGCCACTTGACGTCGCTTTCTTGCAATCAAGCCCACCAAGAAGTTCCTGCACAAGATAGTCGCGGACAGCACAAATTGCTTCGTCTGTACACTCAGTTTTGTTTCGCCACATATTTTTGTTGCGACTATTTAATGTCCCGGCATAGATGCAAAACGCGCCACAGCCAACATGATATTCAGCCATTTTTCTTTCTCCTTTCATCCGCCTCAAAGTAAAACTCAATCGGTTTTTCGGCCTCGATGACATTGCCATAAACAACGCCGACCTTGTAAATATAGTTCTCGCGCAGCTTTCGCGGAATTTCTGCGATGTACCGTCTAAAAGTTTCAAGTGAATTTGCACGCTTGTAGTGATTGCACATTCGGCAGGCTGGCATGAGGTTGTCAAGGTCATCTGTTCCAGCGTCCTCAATCCCCCACGCCCTCAATGGTTGAAAATGGTCTACCTGCATATCCTTGTAGGCGATTTCGCGCCCACAATACGCACAGTGGCCATTATACTTTCGGTAGACCGCTTCACGCTTTGATTTGCTAATTGCCATCCTTCATCGCCTCCAATGCTTTCTCCGCCTCTTCGCGGGTCAGGAAAACGGAGTGTCCAAAACGATCTAAATCGATCAAAGTAAAGATGCCCCTCTTAATTTCCGGCTCGCTTTCATCTGGGTAAAACGCAATCGGATAATGGATATAATATGTCGCGGTTCCAACCTTGCACGGCAGCACCACCAGCCGTCCCGCCTTGTCGGCCTTAATCCATTCTTTAATCTTTTCAAGGCCATTCTCGTGTACCCATATTGCAAATTCTGCGGTTTCTTGCGCAAGTTTAGGTGTCAGCCCCGTGTCCTCGTAAGCCTTGAGCTTTTCCCACACTTTCCGCTGTGTGCAGCTACCACCATGCGGACACGGCAGCTCCCGGCACTGAGCAATGTCGCAAAAATTGCCATCAAACGTCAGTTTCTCCATAGTGTCACCTCTATAATTAACTACACGCCAGAATCTTCAACACGTCAAAAATGCCCTCAGAAAGCTCATTGTTCTCTGTCGCTTTAGCATATGCCTCCATTGCAATCCGTGCTGCTCGATCTTTCATCGGCCGCAACACAAAGCAATTTTCTACTGGCGCATTATTTTCTGCCTTATATACTCTGCATTTTAGTTTTAGGCCATCATGAGCAATATCAGTATCCGTGGTATCTGTGATTATCGCTCGTCCGTCTCTAGCTGCTTCGGCCAACTCACGCAAGCGGGTGTACCCGCCGCCAATGCTGTTCAGCACTGACATCATGACATCCCATTCAGCATATAGGCTTTTAATTTCTGCCGGCGTAAAGCCGGAATCCTCATATGCTGCAAGGGTGCTCCACGCAACTTCTTCCCATTTGCATCCGGCGGAGCAGTTGCCAGAAACCTCATGACATTCAGGGCTAAGAAAATGTGTACAACAAACGCCGTTCTCGTGCATGGTGCAGTTATTCCGTTCAGTAAGCCGTTCCATCATGTTCGCCTCCTAACAGCCATTCCCGATTCCGTAATTAGTATCGCGGCTCATGTTCGCTCTCAATTTTGCGAACTCATCGTCCGTCAATGTGTGATTGCTTGCGTAGGCAGTAGACGCTTTGCATCTATTCGGGCAAGCAATGCATTCACAACGAGCGGAGACAATCATCATAAAATTTAATCCCTTGGAAGAACTCGTTGTGTTGTTGCGGAATTGACAATTGTGGTTGAAACAATCCATCACTTGACATCCTTTTTAGGCAAGAGCCTATCGGTCAAGGCGTCAGCAATCGTATGCATGATTTCGTCTCTCTCTAACTGCGGGAAGTCGTACTGATCGATGATTCGTTCAACACTTTTTTAATAAGCGGTCTTGCGGCGCGACATTCTTCCTCCATGATGTCATATGCCACACTATTTTTCCGCTCCCAGTCATATGCTTTTCTAAATACAGAATAAGTCCCAAGATTCTCAATCGCAGCGCGTACCTTCTTGGAAATTTCCGTCTTACAAAAATTATCATTACCGACATATGCATCAACCATTGCTTCAACTTCTGCATGAGAAATGTTTGTAATGATATCGTTGACATTCAGTCCCTGCATATCATTTCTAACTTTTTCATATAAAGCATATTTGCAAATGTCTTTGATTTCTTCTGGACTAAGATAATCTTCTATTTTAATCTCCATTATTCAACCTCTTGCATCCAGAACTCGCGGCGACAATCGACACATCTATCTGCGGTGTTACATTCCCCATCTTTGCTGCGATGCCACGGCGAAATTCCATTCGGGCATATACGCAAGCACCCGTCTGCATCGACCCAGGCTTCCGGATACTGTTCCAAAAACACGTTCTGCCGCGTCTTACGCGGATGCTCCTTTGACCACTTATCGACGATTTCCACGACCTTCCACATGGCTTTACCGGCATCGTCCACCATATTGCGCAGTTCGTTGCATTCGCCTACATTAACCATCGGGCAGCCGTCGCAGTCGCCGTCTACCTGCCAATATCGGTCACACATCCGGTTCCGTTCTTTGATAAATTCCACTGCGTCCATATTAGCCTCCTTCGGAAATCTCTTTTTAAACAGCGTTTGGGTATGAGCCTATCTCTTTGCGCCGAACTTTTAAATATCATTTCAAGTCTCTGTCTTTGATGAATACGTGAAAGTGAAGAATGGTACTAACAACCACCACCAAAGCAATGTCGGGCGGTTGAAATCAACAGCAACAGCGGCAACACACGAAATAAATACAACTTGAACTATAAAATTCACAATTACGATAAATTTAAAGTTATTCATTCTGCAACCTCATCATTAAAATTCTTCGAAATGATTCCAATCTTATTCACCAATCGCGCGCTCTTTAATTTCTCTACACAACATATCTGCAAGATCATTTGCGCCAGCGACACTTGCCAGAACATTCCCTTCCAACTTTTCATCCCCAATGGCTTTCCACAGATCGTATTCTTTGATGAGCTGATGTTCCAGTTTAAGAACGTCGTATTCGGAGACGGCATGATTTAATTTGCGAGCGAGGTCTGCCATTTCGGCGCGGAACATCTCATTCTCCTGACGGAGATATTCAGTCTCAGTTGTCATAGTTGTGCTATTGTTATCCATTTTTTATCAACCTTTAATGTACAGTTCCACAGTATTGATGTTAGGATCAAACATTTTCTTCACTCCACAATGTAATTTCTTGATTCTTAATCGTCTTTTTCACGTCAATCAGTCGTTGATTGCTGCTCCCCCTGAATTTCAGAGAGATGTCACGCAGATCGTCCACATACGCGCCGTCAACAACAACGTCGCAGTCACGCAACACCTGACAAATGTATTCTAAGGATAGTTTCAAGCCCGTGTATAGCCAAATGTCTTTGTCCGGCCAGCGTGTCTTACATTCTTTAATAAGTGAAATCACGCATTCAATGTTTTCTTTCTCCAAAGGATGCCCACCGGACAGCGTAAGCCCTTGAATCCACGGATGGTCAAGCGCATCAAAAAGTTCTTGCTTCGCAACGTCATCAAACGGCCTTCCAGCGTTGAAATCCCACGTCTGAGGATTCTGGCACTCTTTGCAGTGAAGCGTACAGCCAGAGCACCAGAGTACAACTCTGATGCCCTCGCCGTTAGCGATGTCGTGCTTTGTGATTTTCATGTAGTTCATTCGTCGTTATCTCCGAGATGGAGCACACGCTCTTTGATTTCCTGTACACGACCCTGATTCCAGTCGTTCGTGCCAAGATAGCCACAAGTGCGTCGCACGATGTTCATTTTTGATTTGTCTGCGTTCCCGCAGTTCGGGCACTTCCAAATCAACTTACCATTTTCGTCCTCGACAATATCAATCTCGCCATCCCAGCCGCAGACCTGACAATAGTCGGATTTCGTATTCAGCTCAGCATACATAATGTTGTCGTAGATGAATTTCATTACGGACAGCACAGCGTTAATGTTGCCAGTTAGATTCGGGACTTCCACATACGAAATTGCGCCGCCAGGACTCAACTGCTGGAACTCAGATTCAAATCCGAGTTTCCCGAAAGCATCAACCTTTCCCGTCACAGGAATGTGATAGCTATTCGTGATGTAATTCTTATCTGTGATGCCCGGAATAACGCCAAAACGCTTTTTCAAGCATTTAGCGAACTTGTAGGTGGTGGTTTCGATAGGAGATCCATAGAGGGAGTAGGCGATATTCTCTGCCGCTTTCCACTCTGCGCACTTATCGTTCATGTGCTGCATGATAGACAGTGCAAATTCCTTTGCTTCCGGGTCGGTATGCGACTTGCCGGTCATCGCCTTCACACATTCATACAGGCCAGCATAGCCAAGAGAGATAGTCGAATAGCCACCATGCAACAGCTTGTCAATCGTCTCTCCCTTTTTGAGGCGAGCAAGCGCGCCGTACTGCCAGTGGATAGGCGACGTGTCAGAAACCGTCCCCTCAAGTCGCTCATGACGCAGTTTCAGTGCTCTATGGCACAGCTCAAGGCGCTCGTCGAAAATCTTCCAGAATCGATCATAATCTTTGTTTGCGCTAAGACCAACGTCAACGAGATTGATAGTCACAACGCCCTGATTGAAGCGGCCATAATACTTCGGCCTTCCATTTTCATCAATGTATGGTGTCAAGAAACTGCGACATCCCATGCAAGTATAGCAGTGACCGTCTCCGTTTTCGTCTACTTTCAGCTCTTTCATCTTCTTCTCAGAGATGTAGTCCGGCACCATGCGCTTGGCAGTGCATTTTGCTGCCAACTTCGTCAGATACCAATACTTGCTGTCATCGTGAATGTTATCTTCCTCAAGAACGTAAATGATTTTCGGGAATGCGGGAGTAATCCAGACGCCCTTTTCATTTTTTACGCCCTCGATACGCTGATTCAGAACTTCCTCAATGAGCATTGCGAAATCGTCTCTTGTACGACCTTCAGGCACTTCATCAAGGTACATAAAGATAGTCACAAACGGCGTCTGACCATTCGTAGTCATCAACGTATTGATCTGATACTGAATTGTCTGGACGCCGCGTCTGATTTCTTCTTTCAGCCGGTCTTCTGTGATTCTTTCAATCGTGTCAGACCCACATTCGACGTCCTGAAGCTCATCCTCAACGTTCTTACGGATTCTCTGACGGCTGATGTCAATGAACGGGACAAGATGTGCAAGACTCTCTGACTGACCGCCATACTGATTTGATGCCACCTGCGCCATAATCTGTGTTGCAATGTTGCATGCCGTAGCGAAGCTATGCGGCTTTTCAACCAGTGTCCCGTTAATCACAGTGCCGTTCTGCAACATATCATCAAGGTTCACGAGGCAACAGTTCATAATGTGCTCAAGGAAATAATCTTGGTCATGGAAATGAATGATGCCGTGTTCGTGTGCGTTTTTAATACTTTTCGGAAGCAGAAGCCGGTTCGTAATGTCGCGGTTTACTTCGCCAGCGATATAATCGCGCTGTGTCGCAGCAATCTTTGGATTCTTGTTGCTATTTTCCTGAATTACGGTTTCGTTACTACCATCTACGATAGCAAGGATTTTACCGTCCGTTGTATTGCCATTCCTGTAGAGCTGACGTTCATATCTGTATCGGATATAGATTTTGGCAACGTCGTAATAGCCCTTTTGCATCAAGGCCATTTCGATTGCGTCCTGAATGTCCTCCACAGCGATTGCGTGCCCATCAACCTTAAATTTGGCATACAGTTCACTTGCGATAGCAGAAATCATAATTGGAGAGAGATGATCCACCCCAGATAATTTTGCCTCGTCATTTGCCTTACTGATCGCGTCAACGATTTTCTCTTTACAAAACGGTACTTCACGTCCATCTCGCTTTGTTACAAGCATCGACACTCCTCCTTGTTGTATTTATTTATCTTCCGGAATGAAAGAGAAGAGGATTTTCTCGACTTCATCCTTCATCACGAACGATTTTATAATTGAATACACGGCATCCCACGAGTCGGCGCGGTAAATGTCATGCGCAGCGGCGTTGAAATCACGATTGTGCGGTGCTGACATGAGGATTTTTCGATATTTGCCGCTAATTAGGTTGTGCTGCGCGTCATCAATCAGAACGTCACCACGAATCATTTGCTTATGGTCGCAAATGATGATATGGTCTTGCGACAGAAACGGGAAAATCTCAAGAAGCCTGTCGATTTTCGCTCTGCAAGTGCGGTAGTCTGTAGCCGTGACCATGTACAGCTCATGACCATCGGCAATCAATCGTTGCAGGTACTCAACACAGCCGGGTAGTGGAGTGACCTGTTGCCAGAAATCGTCCTCGTACAACGGAGAGAACACTTCCTCATGAGTTAACATCGGGAAAGCCAACGTCATATCCCATTCAGTGATCTCATCTTTGTTTACAGACGTTCCATGCCGTCGATTGAGCGTGTTGACCCAACATTCCAGCAGATTCTCCGCAGTATCGTCGGCATCAAACAAAATCGTCAATGCCAGACACCTCGCAACATATCAAATGCCAGACTGATTGCTTCTGCTCGGAGGTCTTCAATCGTTCCATCGTTTTTAATGACCCAGTCCCACGGATAATCATCAAGCGCAGTCTCCGATGGATGCTCCTGCTGAAAATCTGTAAGGCAGCTCATATAGGCAGGTCGATTTACACGGACGAGATTCACGTCAAACCCGTAAAATGCAAGCACCTCAAACTCATTCGGGAACCGACAGTCAGGAATCAGGACATAGTCCCATTCGTCATCAAACATCTCAAGCATATTTGCGATGAAATCCACCCAAAAATCAGGCGATTTTGAGCGAATCTTATTCGTTCCAACATATTGGAGCAAAGTCCTTCCGGCCTCGTCCTTTTTACCGTCCCAGTCGAAAAACTTCTCGCAGATAAACTTCAATAGATCTGCGAAATGCACGATTAGCACGTTCTCGCCACAGCCCTCAAATGTCTCTTTCATCGCCTGAGCGACTTCATCTTTGCCACTACCGGCCTTGCCGGAGATACATACGACTCTCATTTGGATTCCCTCTTTTCTTTACGGCCACACGATTTTTTCTCGTTGCAGTAGCCGAGATATTCACACTTTGGCTCAAAATAATGACCCACGATGTACGCCCATTGTTCTGAGTATTCCGAAAGTGCTGTTGCTACATCATGAAACAAATCTCGGAACTCATGATATGCTCTGGTACACATTCTCTGGTGAGACATATCGATCAGGTTGCGCAGATTTCGCTTGTCAACGATCGTTGTGGTCATGCCGAGCGGAAGACCATTTGCGGCATCCTCTTTCGGTACACCGAGGTCAACGAGCCACGCAAGATACTTGGCAATGGAGTCCATCATCTCTTTGTATACGGTGAGCGTCGCTGCCGTTTTCTTCACACTATCGGGAATGTAATAGTCGAACCCGCGCTCGTAATCAATGTACCGCGTGCTGCTCTGTAGGCGAGCTGGCAAACAACCGATATGTGTGTACCATTCTCGGATAACACGTGCAGAGTAGCCGTCTAGGATCATGTACACGTTAGGGAACTCGAAGGCTCGACCGTGGCCGCTTTCAAGGCAATCGATGCCTCGCTTATAATTTTTCTCTGGATCACTAGTATCAGCTCCATAGCAAACACCAGCTTCCATTCCAATCATTTCGATCGGATTTTTACAAGTAAACTCTTGAATAATTGCTCTACCCATAAACCCTCCTTAACTATATGTGCGGAAAACATGACCGCCGATTGTACAGAAGTAGCTCCCATACCGCAAACAACCAGTGGAGAAGTAAACCACCTCTGTGCTATTTTGGTTTGACTGCGAGTAGCCAGACAATGCATCATACCCAGACATGGCATCCCACACTGCTTGCAACTGCTTCTCCGTGTATGTGTGCCCAACAGCGAACTGATTTCTCGCGCAACAAATGTCCGTAATTGAGTTGCCGTAGCCTTTCAGATAACGGTTCAAAATGACCTGTGCAATCGCCACCTGACCGTCATAGGATTCTCCACGAGCCTCAGCCCAAACGACTCTCGCCATCAGCGTTGCTTCGTGCTCTGTGAGCGAGATGCCTGCGTATGGGCTTACAAACGTTGCAGGTTCGTCCTCCGGGTCGCTCTGCTCGACTTCCTCAACCGGAGTCTCAACTGCGTCGCTTGCTACGGCCTCTGCCTGAATATCATCCTGCTGTTTGGTCATTTTATCTTTAATTTTCATTGCGCATGAGGTAAGACACATCGCCACAATTAAAATCGTGATGACAACCTGCCAAATTGTTTCCCTTCTCACGACTTGCTCCTTCCAACCATTTACTTTATGCATTTTGGATAAGTAGTGCTTCAAGAAATGGGCTGTCCAATATTCTGGACAGCCCGTCCGAATGAGAAAATGTCACTTAGCAAAACGGCATTTCGGTTAACTACATACTTATATTACACCATATCTCGGCCTGTGTCAACAAAAAATGTGCATTTCGGATAACTTTATATGACATAGCCGAAGGCGTTCAGATACCAGTACCCTTTGTAGTTTTTTGAAACATCTGTCGCCAAAATCACGTCATGCTTTGCAACCGGCTGTTGGTCATAGATGTTCGCACGTAAAGTCAGACGAGCCGTTTTGCCGCTGCCGATTGACCGAGTCCACAAAGCATAGCCCCATATCTGCTTGTCCTCTTTACCGATAAGAGGACGGATGTCCATAATCATAAGTTTGCGACGATCTTCCGGCTTGTTGGTTGTAAGGTCGATATACCCCATGTTTTCAAGCTGATTTTGCATTTTCGACTTGTAATCGAAGTCGTGAATATGCAGGTCGCGTATCCTACGTTCAAATTCGTTCAGCAGCCCATGCATATCAAGGATGGTATAAGACTTCGCAGGCGCGCCTGATTTAGATACGTCAGTAGAATACTTCCTTACGATTTTCTCAAACTGTGCAGACAGTTTCTCTTTAGAGATTTTCTTCATCGTTCCGTTTTTGAAGAACGAGAAAACCTCTGCCATCCGAAGTAGCTCTTTGGCATTGCCGTAATCGGAGAAATAATCAACCTTAATGAGGATGTCTCGCTGACGCGAGTTTAAGGACGTTTCATTGTCGATGCGCAATAGCAAATCCATGAACGTCTCAGGCCGGTTGTCATGCGCAAGCGCATAAAGCTCATTACCAATCGCAGCACTCATAAACTTGACGCTGGCGATGCCTTTTGCAATGACGTTTGTCTCTTTATCGTACTGGTACTTGTCCTTTGAGATACCGAATTTCGGAGGAACAATACTAATATGATAGAGATGTGCCAACTCACTGCCGCCTTTGACATCATCGTCCGTCTTTGCATTATTTAGAAGCGCCGTAATAAATTCGGCGGGATAATAATAACGAAGGTAAGCACAAAGATACCCGATCATGCAGTACCCGATACTATGATTATATCCGAACATATAGCTCGATGCATCTTCAATGATCTGAATAAATTCTTTGGCTTCCTTTTCTGCAATTTCACGAGGTTGCGGAGACTTAGAGCAATACCCATCAAGGACTTTAGGCAACGCTGCCTTCAGCGCATCTTCGTCCTTTCTGGCGATACATCGTCTAAGTTCATCGGCTTCCGACCCTGTGAAACCGCAGATTTCCTGAAGGAATTTAATAATGTCCTCCTGATAAACGAGAACTGAAAATCATCTGTATACTACTGGTTTAACTGCTTCTTCAAATGGCACGCCTTTTCTAATTCTTTCTCTCAAAGTAGAATAATTTATTCCTGTTTCTCTTGCCCATTCAGCCATAGTCATTGTTTTGCTGTTAAAAGAAAACAATTTGTTACTTGTTTGATTGTTGCATTGAACCGTGTGGTCTACCCAGCGACAATTATCAGGATAATAACCTTTGGTGATATCAATCCTATCTATTGTGCAACTTTGTGCATTTGCTGTCTCATCATATCCATTTTCAAATGCCCAATCATGAAATTTTTCAAAGCTGTTTTTCCACTCTGAGCACATTGTAATACCCTTTGCGCCATAATACTTATAATTGCTTGCTTTCTCATTGTAGCATCTACTTTTTATGCCAGCCCAAACGCGATATAAACGTGTTTTAGAAAGCCCATGTGTAGACATCCGGTTCGAAACGGTTTCTCTTTTAAGGCATCCGCAGGATTTTGTGTCGCCATTTTTCAAAGACGTGCAAGGAACAACGATTTTATTACCACATTCGCAAACGCAGAGCCATGTATATACTCCATGTTTGTTTTTTTTATCTCTCGATATAACACGTAACCGTCCAAACGTTTGATTCGTCAAATTGTTCATAATGATACACCCCCTTTAAATAAAATTAAATAGTACACAGATGTTGGCCGCTACACCATTTGCCTTTCAGCAAATAATAGACTATATCATCATCCTTTTATGGATGCCCACCGCTGGATGTGCCAACCGCTTGCACACCACTTAGTCGTTGAACCTTCCGTTTCCGGTTTGGCTGCTGATTCTCCATTGTTAAAGCACTTAGGATTTGACCATATGCCATCTCATATATTCTTTTTGCTTTCACGGCTTTCACGCCTGGCACTATACGCACCTACGTTGTAGCTATATGAGCTTTAGGATTTTCCAGCAATTCAATGGGTTTGCTACACACATTGCTGTGTGTAGGGGCTTCTCGTTAACCCGTTGTTCTCCTTCAGGAGTTCGTCAATAATCGGCGATGGATTGTGATGTGTCTTGTGTTCAATCAAGTCGTTACGGTACGACGCGCCAGACGGCCTGATAGCTGCCGTTACAAGGCTCATATCAAAAATGGATTGTGGTTTATACTTACACAGCATTTGAAAAGCATAGTCGCCGGCAAACTCAAAGATGCCGACAGGGGAGCGCAGCATATCTTTCCACACTGCTTTATCATCCCAATCGATTTCATGAGCTTTCGGGAACGGCTGACCAAGAAGCCGGTAAGCATCACGAATGATTTCAATGTTACTTACAAATTTGTTATACCCATATTATATTATTTACGACGATAAACTTTGTGCAAGCAGTTCATTCGTCAGTTTGTCTTTAAATGAAAATCTAAGGTCTTTGATATTGCCTCCAATCTTGCACAATAATATGGGTAATCAAGTCATTTCTGCTTGATTCCTTGCGTCTCCGCAAGAGTTCAGACTGTATCATTTTCACGGGGTTATGTGTAAACATCACTGATTACACATTCGGATATTCCGACAGTCGTTGAGGCTGATCTTATCGTGCCTGCTGATTGCGCATTGTTACATCTGCTAACTGTTTCGACTACATGGCATACAAACCCGTGCAGGTGCATAGCAGCTTTAGCGGTTTCCAGCATATAACCCGTTTTAAACAGGGCAAGTTTTACCCTAGAATGTCATATTTCACGAGTGAAACTTCGTGAACACAATCCATGTCAATCTGAAGCACTTCCTTACCATCAGAAATGAACGTACCGTAGTTGTCACGCAGCGTAATAGGGCTTGCTACGATGCCTGCCGAATGCATGGACTGTGAAACGGCAGTGCCTACAAGGCCATCAAAGTAATAGAAGACTTCAGGATATTTGCTTTTTGCCTCATCCGGATTTGAATCGTACAAATTCTTGATAGAGGCAGCAAGTTTCAGCGTCCAAGGATTATCTGCTTTGATTGCCTCATTTCTGGCCTTCATTGCTGATATCTGCTTCGTTAGGACGCTGATTTCATCCTTGTTGCGCTTCAAGTTCTCTCCGCCGCCACGCAACTCGGCGATTCTTGCTTTTAACGGACGTTCATCCTCGCAATTTTCTCGCTCCCATTTAATGCTGAGAGCACGGCATACGTCATCAACGAATCCTTTGTCTTTTGTCGTATCAATGGCAAGAATGTATGCTGTTTTCTCTTGTCCGAATCGGTTGATAATGTACTCATACACTTTATCACGATCGGACGGGGATACGTCAATGTCGATCTCTGATACCGCCACTTTCATGGTACTTTAACACTCTGAAATGAGTCGGGATAGACTATATCTTCACCCTCATATCGAGGGGCGCAGCACTTCGATGCACGGAATTTCACCGTGCATCTACTCCCACAATGGGATAGTCGTTTGAGCCTGTTAAGCCACAGGATTACCATATCATTTGACTTAGGCGTTCCCTGTTAGCATGGCCTCAAGCCGCCATTTCCTGCGGCGCTGTTGTTCTCCATAGGCCACACACCCGGCATTTACCGGTTCACTGCGTTTTTATTCAATACATTACTGTAAGGGGAAACCGAAAACCAATCTCCAATTTCTTTTCGTGCTTCTGAAGCAAATCGTGAAAAAACGGTATGCCACTTTTCAGGATTCAAGTCTGTAATGTTCGTGATATAAGCAACTCGGCTACCACCACATGAACCACGGTTAAAACCAATCGGGATATCATGCGATTTACACCAAGTGACAAGCTCGCTCATGAATAACATAACCATAATATTAAACGCTTTGTTGTGCTTTTAATTTGTCTTTTCGCTTGTTCATATTTTGCGTTTTGGAATCTGCCACCTGCAATTTTCAGGACAATAGTTCCCATCAACGTCAATTCTATCTATCGCGCACTGAGAAAATGGAGCATCTTTGTCATATCCAGATTTTAAAGCCCAATCCCTAAATACAGCATAATCTCTCCACTGGTCACACACTTTAATACCGCGACCACCATAATTGTTGTATTTCCAGTTATTTGGATTGGTACAACGCTGAATCATCATATTCCATACACCATACAGGCGATCATGAAATCCACCGTGTGTCGTATGAGACTCAACAGCCCTATCTTTCTGGTAGCATCCGCATGACTTTGTATTCCCGGACGTCAAACTGCTATGTCGAATATATCGCATAGTCCCGCACTCGCAAACACAAGCCCACACAGTTGACCCCTTTGCATCTTTCCAATCGCACTTATGCAAAACTGTTAATCTCCCAAATTTTAATCCGGTTAAATCTTTTGTTGGAGCCGATATCATCACCACCATTCTTGTTAAATATTTGCACAACAAATTTAGATCGCCAATCTGCGTCGGTCTATTTAACCTCTTTATCTTTCGATAAAGTGTAGACTATATCTTCACCCTTGTAAAAGGGGCGTACCACTTCCACCGCCAGTCGCTTGCGGCGTACTCCCTTCCGGGATAGTCGTTGAACCTTCCTCTGTTCGAGGCTTGGCTGCTGATTGCCCAATCCAACAATTTTTAGGCATTCACACTTAGGCGTTTCATCCTTATGTTGTAGCTTGTTGGCTCTAAGGGTTTTCCAGCAATTCAATACGTTTGCATTCTACCTTGCGGTAGAATGGAGCTATGATACTAACCCTGACATATCAATTTTATCAAAGACTCTCAGTTCTTCTGAAATTGCGTTTTTGAACGGTTCAATTTGCTCCGAAGTAATTGCTCCGTCCGCGATTTTTGCTTCAAAGTTTTTCTTGATTGTCTCTCTGAGCACATCTCCATCCAGTTCGCCATATAGAATCGGATATTTGAACGAAAAATCCAATTCAAACGGCTCTACGGATTCTGCCATGCGGTTCGTATTCTCGATTGCTTCAAGATACAATTTTTCGGGAAGCGCATCTTGCTTTCGGAACATTTCGACCAGTTCATCATATGATTTGTATGTCAGGTCGAATGCGTCCTCGTCCGCGAACATAATCCGCTTGCTTAGTTGTCGGATACTACGGCATTCAGCCTTGTATTGGTTCAAGCTGTGCGTATCCGTTCCGGCAATAAGCGGGATTCCATATTCAGCAGACATTTCGGCAAGATGCCGGTTGAAATCTACCTGCTCCTGATAATCATGTGGCTGGATCTCAAGATAATTGTAATGCTTCAAAAGCTCAAAATACCTTGGATGCATGATCGACAATTTGTTCAGGGGAGAGGCAAGACAAGCACTGATACGGATAACATTATCTGACGTACCGAGAAATTCATCAAACGTGATCCTTGGCTTGTAGTAGAAGTGATCCGCGTCAGACGAGCGGCTGATTAGCGTGTTGATTTCTTGCAGACCAGCATAGTTTTTCGCAAGCAAAATAGTGTGATAGTTGTCTCTTACTTTACTTTGCTCACCGGTGCATGGATCTGTGACTGCCAACTTCTCCGTGAGATATACTTCGCACCCGTGGATGTATTTTAGACCTGCTTTGTCGCAAGCGATTTTCTTTTCCACCCATTGATATACGTTGCCATGCTCTGTAAAAGCAATCGCCGTTTGTCCAAGTTCAACCGCTCTATTGATGTAATCTCGAAAATTTGTTACGCTATCAAGCAATGACAAATCCGTGTGCAGATGGTATGTGCAGTAGTTCTTGCTTGAGATAGGCATCACCGCCTTTCTTTACGATATTTTTACACATCATCTTGATTTAGAATGCCGCGTTCAATGTATTCATCTACTGCATCCATGAAACACTGTTTTGCCTCTTCAAGCGTATCGCCGCCAAAAAGCAACATGTGATAAGTCCCATCAATACGACCGCAGTAATACCCATCATCTTCTGGTGATGGTCGCACTTCTGCTTGCCATCCTCTATAGTTGAACAATTTTACCATTGCACACTCTCTCTTCCTCATGAGTTTTTAGTTCTACAGTGCAGATAGTGTCGTTGTGCCATCCGCCATGAGGAACTAAAAGGACTCGCTGCTTCTCAAACCCATATTTGTGCCCAATTCCACCACTATTCCATCCGAAAGTAATTACCTTTCCACCGATTTTAACGATCCTAGAAATCTCTTTTTTATGATTGCTCCAAAATGATGCTTTCGTAGAATCTTGCGTAATATTATACCCAACATGGTTGTAGCATTCGCTTACTTGGCGCGGAGAATATGGGGGGTCGTAAAGAACGCCATCTACGGTGTCATCATCAAACAACCGTAAGAAATCTAAAGCATCCAAATGGTAGTCGGTATCATAATCGTGGTTTAAATCGTTCGTGATTGACGCAAATTTGTTTCTGTTTGCAAATGGGTCAATCCACAATCCATCTGTCATTTCAGAAGTGATTAAATCATGAATAGGCTTGATTTCAAAAGTGTTCTTATTAGGCATAGCCCAGATTCTATCAATAACGATATTATCTATTAAATCACCAGCTTCTTTCACGCAATTTCTTGAGATTTAGCTTGCATTGCTTCAGCAATCCGGTTCGAAGCGATTGAGAAATATTCTTCATCAAGTTCAATGCCAATAAACTTACGGTTCGTGTTCACACAAGCAACGCCGGTTGAGCCACTGCCCATACAATTGTCAAGGACAGTCATTCCTTCATCGGTATATGTCTTAATTAGATATTCCAACAGAGCAACGGGCTTTTGCGTAGGATGAAATTTGTCCTTATCCAAAGTGAACTTCTGAATAGAACGAGGATAGCGAGTTCCAGTGTTTTTACTCACGACCTGTTTAATTGGTGTACGAACAGAACTATTCCCGCAATCATTCCTCTGCTTCCCTGAAAGCCCTTCATACGGCCTGCCAGAACCCATTTGCGGGTTGTAAATCATATTGATTCCGCTTTTAACATACGACGTCGGAGCCATACCAAAAACCATGATGTCTTCATGAACTTTTGCTGGCTGGTACTTAAAATTCAAAAAATTTGCCCCTGAAGGTTTTTCCCATTTCCAGTCATACTTGTACATATCAAGATTGCTCATTCGCAATGCGCTACTGAACGGTTCAGAACCGAATAGAACAATCGCTCCACGATATTTAATAATACGTTTATACTGTTCCCAGAGATGTTCGAATGGAATAACGGAATCCCACTTGCAGGCAGATGTTCCATACGGCAAGTCGCAAAGGATCATATCTACGGACGCATCAGGGAGCGTCCTCATATAATCCACGCACTCACCATAAAACAAATTCACATTTTTAATCTCTATCTATCGTCACCACCGATTTTATGCAATCTACACCTTATTAACGTGCTCTATACAGCGACTGATAGCCGAGGGCTTCAAGGACTTCGCAGGCTCCATCGACATTATAATCGTTTAAAATAATATCAAGGACGCGCCGACCATTTTCATACGCTTTAATCTCATAATTTTCGATATATGCATTGACAACCTCAAAAGTCTTATACATCGTCACCATCCGTTTCCACCGTTCCAAAAACCTCATCCTCTTCATTCTCAGCTTCAAGTTGCGGGGGCAAGGGGAGCGGTTCTGTATAGTTTTTTGTATCCCACGAGAATTGGCGTCCATATTCCTCTGCATCCGTAAAGAACCGTCGTGATTCAGGATCGTAGTAGATACCCTTATAAATATTCGACCGCCCAAACATTCGGTCTTTGATAACCGTGGCAATAACGTCATATTTCATGAGTTCTTTCTTGCGCGGAGACAGTCTTTCTTTGCTATCCCTCTCATCCTGCGTCACGCGCCGAAGACCAATCGTTCTATGGGCAAGATTGACGATGTTGCTAGAACCAGCAATGTCGTAGATGCCTACGTTTGCCGTGCTGTCCATCTTGCGAGGATGACAAACAAGAATAACCGCCGCCTGATATTTCTTTGCAAACTCGATGAGGCGCTTTACGGTTGCTGTCTGTGCTCGAAGTTCCTCTGCCTCCATATCCGTATCAATGCACATGAAGTTATCAAGAATCAAGCATCTGACTCCATACTTGCGAACAACGTCGGTCATGGAAGAAATCAGCGCATCAAGGTCATTATCGTGATCGTCACGGTAGATGTACCACTTGTTCTTGTAGGCGATGTTCATCTGGACACGAGCTGCGGTTGGAATCTTCCAATACTCATTGCCTCGACGGGACACAGCCTTTTCAAGATTGCGCTTTCCAGCAAAGATATAGTTCAACCACGACTTTTCAACGCCATTCGGGAGTTCACCGGAAAACAGCCACGTCGGAATATCGTTGTCTACGGCATTGCAAATTAACTGAGCAAGCAGGCTGCTCTTACCGCTGCCCGGCTGACCACTGATAATCGTCAGTGTACCGAAAAACAGGCGCATGAGTTCATCATCAAGAGCTTTCAGGCCGAATGTAATGCCGTCCACGTCTTCATATTCTGTTGGCTCAACGTCAGACAAGTCAACGACAGAAGGGACAGGCGTATCCTCAGCAGACAAAATCCGCTCCAAAACAGCATCCTTACCACAACGATATAGATATTCGTTTAGGTCTTTTACAGGATAGCTCTCGCCGTCGATCTCAACGTGCTCCGGCAGATTGATAACCTTACACCGCCACGCCCCAAGCATTGGAGATACCGTTTTCAGGAATTTCATGCCGGATTCATCGTTGTCGTGGCAAATGATAATGGATGAAAACTGTTCCAACCAGTCATAGCAGACCTTGCACCACTCGACATTTCCATCACCGAGCGGGATGCTCACCGCATTTGACCATCCGGCTTCGATTGCCGCAGCACAATCAAGTTCGCCTGAGCAAATTAAGAGCGGCTGCTCTGGATTGATGCGGTTCATGTTAAAGAGTAGGGGAGTCGTATCTGCTCCGGGCTGACACCAGTTCTTTGCCTCGCCGTGTCTGATTTTTCTGGCCGGGCGGTACTTCACCATCGTCAGCACATCGTTCTCGTCATAGTAGTTAAAAACAAGATTGCCGCGATCGTCCTGCCGGATGTCTAGATAGTCTGCCGTTCGCTCACTGATGTGTCTTTGTGCAAGATACTTATATACGGCGGACTTATCCGCGCATTCGACCTCTTTCGGATACTTGTAATACCGCTTTGTTTTGACGTGTTGCTCTCCCAACGGATACGGCATATCAGCCAACTCGAATAGCTTCTTGCAAGCATCCACATAGGTTGCCCCTTTGTACATCAGCACATCAAGAAGATCATAGCTGCGACCACAAGCGCCAAAACACCTGAAGTTATATGCCTTTTTGTTGTAGATAAACGATGGATGGTCTTCCTGATGAAAAGGACAGCAGCAACGCATATTCTTTTCATCGAAGTCCGTAATGCCAAGCTCATCCACAATCAGATAAGCATTTTTGTCTCCGAGTTTTTCTTTGGCCTGCATAATTGCCGACCGGTCAATCTGCATTTACTCACCCACCCTCAAAACATTTCAAAATACTCACATTCTCCACACACGTCACACAGGTTGTTGCAGGAAAAGAAATCTCCGTTTGCATACCAATTATCTGTGCTTGTGATTTTTTCGATCAGTTCGCTTGCCCATTTTTCAGTTTCGATGTACTTTTCACGGTCAAAAGGCTCTGTAATCCATGCGCCAGTACGGAAACAGTTAAATTCCAGATAATCCGGATATCTTCCGCACAAATTGTATACTGCTTTTGAGTACACATAGAGTTGCCGCAGATATTTATCCAATTCTTTGTCAGAAGCGGTCGCTTTCTTGCGTTTGGAGCGCGGTTTCAAGTCTCTGGACTTATGGTCGGTGATGTACAACTTTCCGTCGGCATCCTCAGAAAGCCAGTCAATAAATCCGATAAACGGATGCCCGGCATACTGGAATCGCACACGCTTTTCAACGCCAATCGTCTTTCGCTCTGGCAAATTCAACTCCGACAAATACTTCTTGCCTTGCTCGAAGTAATTTTCGTAAATTTTCTTCGACGGGGCTTGCGAATGGATGCCTTTCAGATATCCAGAGATGAAATCATACGGCAAATCCTCTTTTTTTGTCTTGCCAGTCAGATATTTTTGGAGTAGGGAGTGTATGAGACTCCCGTACTCTGCCAAAAACTTGCTTTGACCTTTGATCTTGAAAATGTACTTCATCAACCACTGATACGGGCAACTTTCATATGCGGTCAGCCGTGAATAGCTCCACAGCATCTCGTCAATTTGAAGATCGTACCGCATTTAGTGATTAAAACGGCAGGTCTTCATCATCGTCCGACTCATGCTCATCATCGTCTGACTCAGGCTCATCATCCGTCGCGGACTTGCTTGCCTTGGCGGGCTTCTTCGTTTCGCTGGACTCGCTAGAACTGCTCTTGCTACCACAGAACTCGACGTTATTGACCTGAACATCCCACGAAGTACGCTGAGAGCCATCCTTTGCAGTATAGGTGTTCGAAATCATTGCGCCGTCGATAAGGATTTCCTGTCCCTTGCCGAAATACTTCTCGATGAACTCAGCCGTTCCGCGCCATGCATTGCAACGGAAGAAATCGGTTTCCTTGTTCTTGCTATACGGTCGATCCACCGCAACAGAAAATGTGCACACTTTATTGCCATTCTGCGTGGTCTTAATTTCCGGTGTGGCCGAAATGCGGCCTTTGATTACAATGTGATTCATTTGATATCTCCTTTTATTAAAGGCAATGGAATGCCGCGATAAGCGACCATTTCCATTTGCCGTTTTTTAAGATGTAGCCATTTATATAGACATTTTTATCATCCGTTGCTACTGACACTCCGCGCTCTGAATGAGGCACGGGTGGAAGTTGCTTGCCGTCTAAAAAGACGGTATTCCCGACAGTAACAAGTTTCATGCCTTGTCTTCCTTCTTTTCAACCTTTTTCTCTTTCTGTTCATCTTCCTCATCAGACTTCTTTTCGGACTGAGCAGAAAAATCGGTGCGCAGCTCTTCAAGGAGTTTCTGAGCATCATCCGGCTTCTCGATATTGAAATAGTCCGCGCTCGGCTTACCATTGCTGTTACGGGCATACTTTTTCACGATTCCGGCAACGCGCGTGCGTTCGGCCTTAGACTCTTCTGTTCCCGTGAACTGGTCAAAGTGATTGCTAACGAGCTTGTTGATTTCCTCCACAATCGACTTTGCAATTTTGATATCCTCTTCGTTCTCTGCGGCTTCCTTAACAGATTTCCAGTTGTCAGGATCGTCTTTCGGCGTAGCAACTTGGAAGAACTTCAGCAGGAAATAACGGTTGCAATAGGTGAGTCCGCTGCCGACTGCCTGAGACGCATCCGACTTCTGTCCAATCATCGACCAATGCACGGACAGTGTGTCTTCTGGGTTGTCTACGTTGACCCAAGTGTAAAGGAGTTCGCACTGCACAAGAAACTCATTGACGATTTCTTCAAATGTGCCGCCGCCCTTGAGCGCCTTGACTTTCGTGTAAGAATACGGCGTGAGCGTCATCGTTCCGGGCACGATCTCCGAGTAGAGGTTGACGCCGTATCTATCCATACCAGCAATGACTTTCGCAAGGATAGTTTCCTCGCCAGCGTACTTGTAATTGTGGCCTTCCTTGTTCTTCTGAACGACCTCAACGATTTTGCGAATACCGGCAAGTTTTTCGTGGAGGCTCATGTCTTTGATTTCCGTTTTCTCTGGCAAATAAATTTCCCCTTTCGTATAATTGTGCATTTTGGATAACTTGGTGCAAAAAAATTAAGCGTTCGTGGCTTTCCAAACGGCAGTATTCCGATTTGTAATCGGACTCAAGCGCGATCCGCAAACGTTTACCTCGCCAGAATGTAACATTTCAGTTAGGCGAGGACTGACAAATTTTTTATCAACATACGGAACATTGCCTCTTTCAAAGAGTTCATTTGCAATTTCTTCCGCCGTCAATCCACCTTTGTTGTCTTCGAGAATACCCAAAATATTCTGCTTTCTTGTTGTGCATGTAATCGCGTTCATCATATATGATTTCTTTTTCACGAGGTTATAGCCGAGCTTATCGGCTTCAATTCTCAGTTCGTCGATTGTCATACACTTGTTCACGGATGAAACGATTTGACTCGTGCAACACATTTCGCAATTTTTTTCGTAGCCTCAACAATTTCACTTCGTGTAGTGTCAAAACCCATAGAAATGCGAATTGTACAAGCCGCCAGTTCATCTGACAGTCCAATTGCAGTCAGCACATGAGACGGTGAACCAGCACCAGCACTGCACGCAGCACCGGCAGACACATATACGTCCTCTTGGTCAAGCAGGAGCAGAAGAGATTCGCTCTGCACACCGGGGAAAGTTAGACTCAAGATACTAGAGAACTCATCACCGCCGTTAACAGTGAACTGTCCCGGTAAAAGCTCACTCAGACCTTCCAGCATAAGCTCACGGTATGTCTTCCACATATCACGATGGTCATCCAACGTCCGCATTGCATATTCAGCAGCGACACCCATTCCAACAATGCCCGCCACGTTTTCCGTTCCGGCTCTCAGTCCGCGTTCCTGTCCTCCACCCACAATCAGTGGCATATTTGTCCGGACTTTATCGCTGATATACAGTGCTCCAATACCAAGCGGCGATCCAAACTTGTGACCAGACATGGATAGCGCATCAATGTAATTCGCCTGCACATCAATCGGCACATGACCGGCTGCTTGCACGGCATCCGTATGGAACAGTACGCTATGCTCTTGGCACAGCTCACCAATCTCTCGAACCGGCTCTACTGTTCCAAGTTCGTTGTTGACCCACATGATAGAAACGCTTGTAGGCGTCGGTTTGGGAAGTCTTAGCCACTCTCTCATGTAGTCGAGGTTGACAACTCCGTTCTTGTCCACTTTGACCTTAGTCGGAATAACGAAATCGCTTTCAGCTAACGGCTCAAGAATGGATTTGTGCTCAATTCTTGAGGTATAGACCTGACACAGATCGTCACCACGCATTAGAAGTCGAAACCACGTGTTGTTTGCTTCCGTGCCGCAAGATGTAAAATAAATCTCATCAGGATTTGCGTTAATGAGCGCAGCGACTTGTTCTCGTGCGTTTTCTACGGCCTTTCTTGCTCTCACACCATTTGTGTGTAGGCTCCCTGGGTTTCCCACATTCCGTTTTTGATACCATTCATCCATTGCTTCGTAAACGCCCGGAGCAAGTGGGGAAGTGGCAGCATTGTCAAGATAAATGATATTGCATCGCCCTTTCTTTGTTAATCAAGCACACCTGTTCTTTCGTAATGTATTCAGCCATTTTCCTTCATCCTTTCATCCGCTTCCTTCAACGCTTGGAACACCATCACGTAGATATCCATATCGAGAGTACCGTTTTTGGCAAGAATCAGCGGTGCTACATAGTTCCAACAGTCCATGTAAGTCAAGTCACCCATTTTCACCACATCCGTCCATTCTCGCGCCGCAGTTGGGGCAGATAGGGTAGATGCCATTTTTATGCCATTGATAGTCTCTGTGCATTGCCTCCCCGCCGCATTCCGAACAGTCGCAGCAATAATTACTGTTCTTCCAGTGTGGTCGAATCCACCGCCCATACACCACTGGCGCAACGTCGGCGGCGGGTGTGCGCCACACAATGTTTCGGACAAGTTTTTTGGCAGTTGCGATTGTAACAGCGGCTTTTTCATCCTCTGGCGCATCCGGTTTCACTAATGCAAGTGCCGCCCCACGTTCGATATACTCAGACATTTTATTGTCCTCCATACCTTCTAGCAAGAATTTTGCCGTACAATCCGCATTCTTCCAATGGGACTTCCCGAATCACTTTACATGACGGTGCACGAACTTTTCCAGAGCCATGCTTCGGGACAACGACCGTGTTCATGTCCACTTCAACTTCAAGAATTGCAAGATCAGGCCAAGAATTCCCGTATACCAAGCACCAGTTGAGATATGCCATGTGGATGCCGTGCCCGCAATCTTCGTTTGGGTCAGTGCAAAAGCCGTCTGCCACGGCTGATTTTCCGATTGTATACACAAAATCTGAATCCCAGACCGACCGGTATAGCCCGTCACGTTTCACAACCGCCTTAAACAGTTTCGCTTTTCCGTTGCTGTTCTCAATGCCGTAAAAATCAACATATTCGTCAATGGAACACGGATCTCGCACAATGCGTGCATTGCCGGATACCTTAATTTTAGATGTATCGCTCTTTTGGCTGATTTGACTGTTACCAAACGCCTCGACGAAGCTGTTCCCAAACGCCACAACGGAGCTGTTCTCCAGCGCCATGACGGAGCTGTTTTCCATCGCCACAACGGAGCTGTTTTCCCACGCCTCGACAGAACTGTTTTCCCGCGCCACGACAGAGCTGTTCCACCGCGCCACGACGACGCTGCTCCCCCGAGCCACGACAGAACTGTTTTCCCACGCCTCGACCGAGCTGTTATCCCGCACCTCGACCGAACTGTTCCCACACGCCACGACCGAGCTGTTCCCACACACCACGACCGAGCTGTTCCCACACACCACGACAGAAGCAAAATCATATTTCCGCCTTACGACAGCCATATCATACGGCGTGCCGAATTTGATGTAGATTCTTCCGTGGTAGTCGTGCGGAAGGCTGTCAAGTTGCTGCTGCGACGTGACTATGATCTCTCCCATGCTATTTCCTCCCATGTTATATTTATTGGTGTCGGCGGCGGGATTCGAACCCGCATGGTTGCCCGATGGATTTTAAGTCCATTGCGTCTGCCTATTTCGCCACGCCGACAAGATTCGCTCGCCTGTGTTATGCATTTTGGATAACTTGTTCTTTTGAAAATGGGCTGTCCAATATTCTGGACAGCCCGCCCAAATGAGGAAATGCCACTTAGCGAAACAGCATTTCGGTTAACTGCATACTTATATTACACCATGTCTCGGCCTGTGTCAACAAAAAAATATGCATTTCGGATAACCTGCGCGTTTTGTTATGGGGCTGGATGCTACCAGCCCCAATTTGATTATTTAGCCGTTGCCGCCAGCTCCTTAAATGCACGGAATGATGCCTGCAACACGCATCGTGACTCAGCGCTTTCGTTAATATTGATACCCAAAATACAAATAAGTTTTTCAATTGGCATTTTTAAGAAGTTAATTGTGCCATGCTGTTGCTCATACTCATATGCTCTACGAAACGCGCCAGACATATATATCTTCTTGTAAGTCAATCCATACTTGCGTTGGTTCAAAGCATTGAAGCGCGTGAACATATTCTTGATATCAGATCTGTCAAGTTTCGCCTTTTGCCTAGTACGGAAAAGGTATTCGGACTTTTTGTATTGGGATACAGACGCATATATAGTGCCGTAGCCAACACTATCAATATATGCCTCAATCGCGCGCATTACAGCTCTGTTAAGTTGGACTGCCTTGCCATCTATAATAACAGAAAGGAATGACACATCAGATTTCCTAATTTCGCACATCTGGTCAATTGTGACACCGCACCATGCAAGATAAATTGCTGCAACAGAAGGAAGATACACATTCCTATCAGCAGCATCAGACGAAAGAAACGTTTCTTCAACAGCCGCCCTTAGCGTATCGAAATCCGGAAAATAAGTTTCGTTATTACCATCGGGGACTGGAACATCCTTGTATTTTACATTATCCAGCAATTTTAGTTGCGCATTCGTCATTTCTCCACGACTGATCGCAAATTCGATGTATTTCAGAATCACATTCTTGTAACGGCAAAAAACTTTTATATTTCTTGAGTAGAATGACTGACATACTTTAATGCAGTCTTCTTCCGTATGCATATTCTCAAAATTTGCATCCAGTTTGCCCATCAAAATTTTGACGCGACTTGTTGGTAGCTCTATCTGAAATGCATTATTTTCTACACATTCAACGAACGCATCACGCAGCGCATTTTCACTCATGACGCCTGTCCTCCTATTGATATTGCTATATTTTGATTGTCTCAATTATAGCACTACCTAAAATTCCAGTCAAGAGAAAAAATCCAAAATGCACAATTTTGTTTGAGCTTATGCGAGCAATGATTGACACTTCCCATAGCTAAAGCTAGAGGTTTTACGCTATATTCAATGAATGCGCAATTTCTTTATTCATTTCAAACGCCTCGTCATCCATTCCGGCCTGTTCCGCCGCCTGGATGAAGAATTTTTCAACGAAATGCCTCAGTTCAGCCTCATCCAAAAGCAACACACATGAAAAGTTGTCGCTATATCCATACGAGGCCAGATCGTAAAGCACCATAAGACCGGCATGATACGTGGTGTATTTACCAGTCGCCTCATCAACATCAGAAAAAAGCCGCATATGCTTCATATCCATACTAATAGCTATATCGGCCGTATCGTGTACACAACGCTTGATTTCCAACATCTCATCGTCTGTAAGGTCGTTCCCCATATCACCTGCAATCTCTTCGCAAATAAACGACAGAAGCTCATCCCATACTCCGCCGTTATATTTCACGATAGGGGAATTACTATTCGCTGATCGCAACTCGTAGTTTTCAAATGGCACATCCGCAACGCCGGTTTTGGTCATGTATTTCTTTCCTTCAGCAAACACTTTTCTAATTTTCATTGTCCGAATCCCCTCCATATTGAAATATGTATTGACAATCGCCATTCTTAGCGGTATATTTACCTAAGATATGAAAATATTCTATTGTGTTTGTGTGGACAATGGTATAGAAAATTTTCTAACATGGTCATAATATATCACGTCCACTATGTTATGTCAATATAAAATTAGAGAAATTTCTAAAACGGTGTGTTTTAATGAAAAAAAACATTTTTGATCGCGTGCAAGCGCTATGTCAAAACAATGGAATTGCTATCTCGGAATTAGAAAAGCGTCTAAATCTGAGCAATGGAGCAATCGGTAAATGGCGCAAGTCCTCGCCGACAGCAGAGAAGGTAGCGGCCGTTGCATCCTACTTTGATGTGTCTACGGACTACCTGCTCGGCCTTACGGACGTGGAGAAGAACGTTTTTAAGGACAATATGCTGCTGTCACTCGAAAAAGCCATGTCTCGCATGACTGACGAGGACAAAGACAGAATGATGCGCATCCTAAAGGCTGGATTCGACGAAGCGTTCCAAGATAAAGATGACGCATCTGAAGAATAATCCGCAATCGCTTTCTTCAATTTAATACTATCATTTTCAAAATAAAAAATCAAGCAGAAATTATGCACAAACATAATCCGCTTAATTTGGCGACCATTTTTGCATAATCTTGAACTCAGTAATAATACGTATATTTTAGCTCTGTATCGGATTGCAAAATTGGTGGTATAAGTTGACCAGTGAGAACTCAAAAGCCGAAACTGACGCAAAATGCTCTATATAAACATAGAGTTTCTGACAAATAACGCTTGGCCTTCTCATGCGTGGCGCATCCGGAACAAGCATCCGTCGTTTTAGATAAACAGGCATCATAGTCACATTCATGTTTTTAAATCCCTACACATTTCGTGTGGGGATTTTTTCTACGTATTTTTGCTTACTTTACGGCAACTCTACAAATGAAATCTTTCCAAATGAAGAAAAATGTCATCATAGTGACATCCTATTTACTGGAACGCGAAATGAGGGTATCATTTGTACAACAGAGTAAAAGAAGCCCGTGAAGATAGACAAATGAAACAGGAGGTGCTTGCCTATGAGGCTGGTATAGCCAGATCAACGCTCAGCATGATTGAGACTGGGGCGCACATCCCAAAAGTCGATACGGCAATTAGAATCGCAAGGGCGCTGAATACGATAGTGGAGGATTTGTGGATCATTTAGTAGGGGAGAAGCATGGGAAATTTGACATACGACCAAGTGACGCGGCTAGCGGAACTTGTAGAGGAAGAAAAGGGGATAGCAGACGTGATATATTCCCTAGATTTATCCGGCAAGAGCTGCGGAATTGAAATCCGCTGCTTATCACATATCGCAACATGGATTTATCGGCATCAAAAAGACCTTGCAGAAATATCGAATCAACTTGAAAGTGCTTGTAAATAGAAGAAACGCCGTGGATCATTCCACGGCGTTTTTATTACGCATTTTATTTTATTGTGACATGATTTTTATCCTCAGAGCTTCCACCGTTTCGATGAAAACTTTTTGACACTCCCAATGACTAAATTCAGGGGATTCTCGCTTCATCGACCGTTGCCTATTACTAGGACTTACATGATCTCCACGAGCGTAAATTCGGGTGCGTCCAGCCCTACTATATGGTTACGCCAGCAGGCGCAATCCTTCATTCAAAATATTCTGTGCGGCGTTCACGTCTCTGTCATGACGTGCGCCGCAGACGGGGCAAATCCAGTCTCTCACGGACAGATCCTTTGTTCCTGCCCACTGCGTTCCGCAGCAGGAACAAAGTTGACTAGACGGATAAAAGCGATCGATTGCAACGACTTTCTTTCCATACCAGTCCGCCTTGTACTGCAACTGTCTACGAAATTCTCCCCAACCTGCATCTGAAATGGATTTCGCTAATTTGTGATTTCGTACCATGTTTTTAGGTGCTAAATCTTCGATACAAATCACATCATTTTCTCGGATGATCTGAGTGGACAACTTTTGCATCGTGTCCTGTCTCTGATTGGCCACGTGTTCATGCGCTCTTGCGACTTTGATCCTAACTTTGTTCCAACGATTACTCCCCTTTGTTTTTCGGGAGAGTTGTCGCTGTAATTTGGCTAGTTTCTTTTCTGACTGAGCAAGATACTTGTGGTTCAGATACTCAACGCCATCCGACGTGACCGCAAATGACTTGATGCCCATATCCAACCCGATAGTCGCGCCGGTCTTTGGCAGCCGCTCCATTTCTACATCTGTGCAACAAATAGCTACGAAGTATTTTCCGCTAGGGTTCTGACTGACCGTCGCAGAAAGAATCCGACCTTTTACTTGCTTTGAGACACGGCATTTGACTTTGCCTAGTTTCGGAAGCTGAACGGATTTGTCAAAGACTTTAATGTTTCCGCTGCTACACTGACTTCGATAACTCTGCCGGTGATTGTGCTTACTCTTAAACTTTGGGAATCCCGTTCCTTCTCCGCTTTTCACTCTACGGAAGAAATTCTGGTAAGCCGCGTCTAAGTCTCTAAGAGAGTTTTTTAATGCAGTTGCATCCACTTCACGAAGCCATTCCAACGATTTCTTTAACTGCGTCATATCAGACGAACATTTATTGTAATTCAGTGTTTGACCGTCAGTTTCATATAACTCTTTCCTTTTCGCAAGATAGTAGTTCCAAACGAACCGGCAACAACCAAATGTCTTCTGAATCTGCTGACTTTGTGACGCAGTTGGATATATTCTGAATTTTTGACAATATTCCATCATATCTTACCGCCTTTGACATTTTTACGCCCACCGGTGCCTATATATTCTTGAGTAACGTAGCATTTGTAATGTTTAGGGTAGTCAATCAGGGCTTACGATTTCTCACAAGCCACCGGCTTTTGCCGTAGGGACGATTGACGAGAAAGTGTGCTCTGCAACCGATTCTTCCATTTCAGCGATCACGGCCTGATAGTCCTCGCCATTCACGATTTTTACAACAGCGTCGCGTCCGGCTTGCGCTTTCATCCGATTCGCCGACCGCTCATATTCTCTCGATTTCAGATAGGCAAACGCTCTCGGATATTTCACCTGCATTGATTGCAAATCGTACTCAGGAGGTGTTTTGTCCCTCCTTATATACGACCATGTAGCCACATCTTCTAGCGCTGATTCGACCTCTTTCAAGCCTGGAATAGCATCAATTTTGTCCTGAAATTCCGAAGCAGATGCCTGTTCAGCTTTTTGACGTACTTTGAGTGCATCCATGATTTCATTTCTGTATTCTTCAATCAAGAGCATATCTTTTGCGGAGACGCCTGTCTCTATGGCAAGCGTATTTTCGTCCCAAAGCTGAATTCTGTATTTTTTAATCAGTCTTACTGGAATTTTTCCATTGCAATTATTCATTTTTGGCATTTACTTGCATCTGAATGCCAATCCACTTTAAGCTCATTCTCCTTACTCCTCCACTTGTTCTATGATATTGATTTGGTTGAAGATACTATCCAAATCTGCCTTTGGATATATATTTTTATACCAACTTATAGCACCTCGCTATAAGTAGTAAGTTAAGGCACAGTTGATTAGCTGCGCCTCGTCTTTGTTAAGGTTGAGTTCCATTTTGCTTATTCCTCATCTCCATTTGCTCGTCCGTAAAGATACGGCAAAGCCCTGCATATTCCTTCCAGGAATATCTCTTGGACGGATGTTATTGTATATGTGACTATCCTAATCCGGGATCAAAACACCCTGTATACAAGTATCTAAATTGCCGGTATCGATCCACGCGGCGAGACTGTCCATATCTGGAAAATACCAATACATTTCTGCGCCCTCCGGGCTTTTGACCTGCGCGCGTGGTTCGATCGGCGCCCAACCTTTAACGTTATAATAGATATCTTCCGCCAATACGTAAGTGTTACCGCCAAAAGTAACATTTCGTAAGGCTGTGCCCTTAATCATCTGTATCACGATATATACCCCCCCAAAAAAAACTACGTTTAACGTTTGTATTCTTCAATCAATAGCATATCTTTTGATTTTGACATTGTAATATTTTCCGTTGCTGTTCACCATCCTTTTACATCAGAATCGGATTTCCATCAAATTTCCCATACTTCAGTACCACAGTCCATCCTTGCGCCGCAATCCTCGCAGTATTTTTTAGTAGGCTTATCCCAACTACCTTCAGTGGTGATGACAAAGCCACACGCAGAGCAGCACCACTCGTCTCCGCCAAGATGTATCCACTTCCCATTCACCACCGGCGCAACGTCGGCGGCGTCCTCTTCGAGCATTCGTAGCCAGTCACAGTCTGCCGGTTCGCAAGGCTCATCGGAATAGAGCTGGTTGCAAAAATCGCATATGATTGCCCGCGCGGTTTCAATTTTCGTGTATTCAGCCATCGCATTTCTCACCATCCTTAATCGTCACTCTCAGTTCTCTGAATGTCCAAATCGTTGGCCGTCCAAATTCGCAGGTTTTTTGGCATTTACTCCGCCTCTTTGTAGACCGTGCGCTCATCCAAATAGCAAATTCGCCCATCTTCGCTACGCAGGCACACACATTCTGCGCTCTTCACGTGCAGGCTTCCGAGCCGATCAAGCGTGTCGTTGATACGGGTAGCGCGACCCAACTGCGGACAACGCATCCAAGCAACCGCATGAAAAAGGCTATCACCGTAGCACCGTCTGGTGATATAATGGCTATCATCTTCAGCTTCCACATCAAATCCGAATGTCACACGCAGCGGCTGTCCATCATCGCCCTTAACAAAAAGCCCAAAGAAGTTCCCATTGGAATTGTTCTGCCGAGTGTACACGGATCGCCCGAAAAATTCAATGTTCTCATACAGACCAGTCCATGTTCCCTTTGGAGAAACGACAGGGAAGGCAGACATATCGTCCTCGCTGGATTCATCCGCCCAGCCCCATCCATCTTCCGCATACCATTCATCCGGACAGTACAGCGCGTATTCAGAAATACGATTATAGTCCTCGTCGGTATAGTGTTTCGCATATACAAAGCACGGCGCGATAGCATCCTTGTCCGTGTTTGCGATATCGTCCAGTTCTGCGATCGGAGTATTCGATTTGATATCAAGATGAAGGATTTTATTTGTATCTGCAATGTGTGAAAAGATCATCCCATATTTTTTCTGCAAGGCTTTTGCTTCTTCGATCGTCATAATATGTTCTCCTTTTTTAAACATCTGTATAGTATAATAATGTATATCCTTGATTTTTACAAGTCCGAATTTATCGCGTGATCGGCAACACAACTGCGCGAATTCCGCTGTTCGTCCACATGGTTTTCTCCGGTGCGACAAACAGGAAGGGGAATTTGCACGGGTGCTCATCCGATTTCACAAGCCAACAACGCGCATTCTTTCCGACTGCCTCAATGGCATCTTTTACAAGATTTACGTTAAATAGTCCGCTGACGCTTCCAAATTCACCGTTATATGCTTTTAAATCAATAACCGGGGCAACATCCGACGGGCGTCTGTAATAGCAATGCTCCCGCAACCATTCGGGAATAGCCGTCATTAGCTCCGGCATATCGGAGACAAGGTATCCGATAACCGAATCCGAAACGATATTCATTTCCTGAATGATATCGAATCCGGCATCAAATGGAACATCGCTGTTCTGGATTTCTTCTCCATCCACAATGGATGTGTCGTACTGGACAACAACGCAACAATCCGTAACAAGAAACGACGTGTGTCCCTCTATATCTGTTCTGGCATATTCGACCGAACCTTTTCTGTTTCGTTTTGCAATCCGCTTGAGCGCGGCGATCTGTTTTTTGGTCATTTTCTGTTCATCCTTCCTGCCAATTAACACACGCTGTTCAACTTCTCCGTCTGTCTATGCAGAGACTCAAAAAATCCAACATCCAAAAACATCGCCGCTCCTGTTGCAATCATGTTTCCGGCCGTGATCCGCGCCATGTCATCCGCAGACAGAGTAGAGATATACGAACCGATATTATCCTTTGGTACTGTCTCCGGGCTGTTACAAATCACAACGCTATCCTGACGCAGGCCGGAGGCCGTCGCTTTAATCGGCACATTCGTCGGCAGGTATCTGTTCTTGACTTTCGACGTGACCGGCAAGGCAATGATCGTTGACCCATAATTGTTGCCCTTGTTGTTTGAAAAAATCACTCCTGGGCGAAGGCCGCGCTGTGCGCTGCCATCGCCGTCAAATCTAATCCAATAAATCTCTCCGATTTTCGGATTCATGTTCATTCCTATGTATCCTCCAATTCTGTTCAGTGTTCTGTTCTGTTTTACTTACCAAAGCCCATCCGGCTTGTACGTTCCGTTTCGCTTACTTTCCGCTACCCATCTGCATTTGTCACAGTAGTATTCCGCAGCAACAAATTCCAAATAGCTTTCGCGCAGAAGGGAAACGACCACATAAATGATGTAGAGAAAAATTGCCATCCAATAAATCACCCCTTTATGTATTTACTTTTCGTTCTGCCAAACAAATTTCCTCTGGATAAGCAGCAATTGTATCTCCGTTTTCAAACTGAATATTCCACATAGGCAAACATTCAAGGTCTGCTCCATCTTTATCTTCTGTAATTTCTTTTACTCTACCAAGTACAGTAAACTTCATTCCAACATACTTTCTTTCTCCATCATATGGAGTCCCAAAAGTATCAGCGAAACCAATGTGTTCGTATGTTTCAAAGCAATCTTTCACAAAAGACTTTTCTTCTTCATAGCTAAGATTGTCTCTTGTTTTATTGCAATTTTCAAATCCGTATGCCTTGTGCAAATCTTTAAAATTTGTATACACAATCAAGTCCTCCTATATTTTTGTATTATTTGTCGATTCCTTTCTCGTTCCCTGCGCTGTTCATCCTCTAGGCGCTCAAGCAAAGCATTGAGCGCCGCCGCTTCGGCCTTATCTCCGCTCCGTATCAAACACCCAAGGACTTGATACAACAGGCCAATATCATTCGCTTTAATTCTCATAGTTTATTCCTCCGTTTCATTGACGCGTCGAACAAGATCGTTCATGCAATCGAAAAATTTCTGCGATACAGCAGCGTTCTTGTACCTTCTATATGACAGACTATCGCACCGCTTGTTCACAATGGTAACAGACACAAGCTTTTCATTGATCCATCCTTGCGTCCGAATCGGGACGTTGACACCATAACGACGCATGAGCATGAGCACAATAGACGTTTCCGCGCAGTCTCCGTTCGACTTATAGGACGTTACTGCATCGTTTGACAGCTTTCCTCCGTCTTTGATAATCTGGATTGCCTGATACACGGCCTGTTCTGCTTTCTGATTTGTCTCTTCACGCATCCGGCGCTCTTCTGCTTCCTGTTCTGCTCTCATCGCAGCGCGCTTTTCTTCCTGCGTCCGCTTATAGATTTCGGACAGACGGACACATTCATCCAATTCACCCATGACACAAGCGCCGCGAAAATCCGGGAAACACTGTCCGTTCGTGTTCTTGCTTTTCAGATAACAATCAGTGTGCACATCCAAAATCTTCTGAATGCGATCAGCCCATCGCGCCGGTTCGTGACCAATACGCTCCACCATTTCGTCCTCGCGCGCGATTGCATGATCGACAGCGCTGTTCGCAGCTTCTCCATAAATGCCTCCGTTCTCGCTATTGTCTGCTCGCAGGCCGTCAAAATACTTGCTACGGCCTACCATTCCGCCGTATAGTTTATCCATCGCCGCATTGAATCCGCAATCACTTACCATTTGATACTCCGTGCATTGCAGCGAAACCAGATAACCGTTCTGTTCCACATACAGCAGGTATTTATCCGTTTCCGTTCGCGGATATTCAACGTCTTGTTTTCCGTCTTTCCGATAGAGACGGAAAGTTTCTTCGCCGTTCGATACTTCTCGGTCAAAGACGGCGCGCATCCTGCGTCCGTCACGGTTAAACATTCCATTATAGAAAAGAGGCTTCATCAGCGCGCAGCAGGTATTATTCATTTCAGTCATTATGTATATCCTCCTTAAATTTTATCGAAAGTATTTTCACGCCAATCCAAATATTTAATAATATTTTTGGCCTTTTTCAAATCTCTTGATAGCAATAATAATATCGTCCGTATTACTGAATAATGTTTCGATATGGATATTTTTATGCTCATCGTTCCAAATAACGATTTTCCTATTCGGATTTGTTTTCTGAACCTGATATAAAGTAGGCAGGCCGTTTTCAAACGACACAGACTTTCCGTCTCTTGACATTGCCATAGCCTTTTCATTGATAAAATACATATGTATATCCTCTTCATTATTCCTGTTCGGAAGTGGAAGCCTCCAAAACACTCCGCAAGGCTTCCGCTCCATTTTCGTTTCTCACAACACAAGTTATCCCATGCCGTTCCAGCAACACGGCGATTTCATCCAAATTCAGGCCGTTCATGTTTCGCCCTTTCTTCCCAATACGGCATATACTGAAATGCAATGCTGTACATTGGCCTTCCTGTGATCTGGTCGCGGAAGGTCGTGATAAACGGTTCTCTGTGCCACCCATTCTCCTTGAGCCATTCATCAATGACTCGATTTGTGAGCGACGTCACGAACACATACAGGTCGGAGCAATGATTGAACATCTGTTCGCGTGGATAACCTGCCTTTTCAAGCGCTTCCATTAGTGTAATACCCATCGTTTATTCCTCCGCCGCTGTTTCATCCTGTTTATTGTAGTTATACCATTCACGAATATAGGCCGAATCTGAACAATCTACTTCCCACGATCCATCAAGAAATGTTGCATTGTCAGGAATGGGAATGACGCCTGCATCATCCTTTGCAATTTCGATTGCTTCATCAAGCGTTTTTGCCTCTACGTCAACCACACCCATCATTGTCCACGCGACAGGAATTTTCCAAGTTTTCATTTTATATGTACCTCCTTATTCAATCCTCTACGTCGTGCCACTTCAGGCCGCGCGCCCTATACAAGGGAATGAAGTGAGCAAGATAAAAATCGTAACCGCATCCGTCAATACCAAAGAAATAACCAAACTGTTCCGAATAGTAAACGCGGAATCCACACTGCGAAAGGGCTTCAATACCATTCTGTTCTTTAATCCAATATGTGTCGCATAGATCGTGAAACTGCCACATTGTTGACCACATCGGCAAAAGGCTATCGCGGTCAACTTCAAAGCAATCATCGCTAACAGTCACGCGTGTTCCGTCGTATAATTCAATGTCATATGTAACATTATCCTGTTCGCCTTCATCCGTTTCAATGCCGACAATCTCACCACATCTTTCATCCGTTTCCACGCCAACAGGCATATCATACACATGGACGCGATCCGACAGGGAAGGAAGCGTAACTTCTTCCCAATCCGCCATTTCAAATTCCATCAATTTTTCAATCATTCCGCTGTCGATTGCATCAAATCTATCCACCCAAAGACGCACACATTCATCGATCGTTTTGTATTCTATAGTCATTTTTTATCCTCCATTGCAATTCTCAATTCGTGGATCAAGTTTCTCAGATCGTCCAGTTTGTATTCCTGTGCTTTTGTCAGGTTCTTACTATGAAACTTGAAATAATCGAAAATATCATCAATATTTCTGATAATGTCACTGTATTTCATGCTATTTCCTTCCACATTATGTATTTGTGTTCTGTTCAATAGTCCTGTCCGGCCGTGCAACAAAAATCATCCGGCATAAAACAAATACCATCATAATGTTCAAAAATGATATCATCCGGAATTTGTTCCGGGAATGTGATATCATCCGGAAGAATATCCTGCGTTTCATCCTGCCAAAAATAAGCCGTTTTTAGTTCGTCAAGTTGTTCACGGTTTAAATCCTGTACCATAAGCAGCATATTTTAATCCTCCATTTTATTCAGTTCTTCGGCAGTGTACCAAAATCTGTTCTTGTATTCTCGTCCATTGCACGCGGGAAAATCATCCATAGAAACACAAACCTGTTCAAGATACGGATTTTCTCCGATATCAATTACAGTTCCAATTTTGTTATAGTAAATATGCGTCATTTCCTGTTCGTGTTTCGCAAAGTTAATCGGCCGGACAATAACCTTCATTCCAATTTCAATATCCGTGTATTTCATGTACATCCTCCATTATGCATATGCATCTGCTACTCTACTTGACAAGATCTCATCCGCAAAAATCATTGTCAGGCCAACTTACAAAGATTGCATCGATAGCTTCCGCTTCGCTCTCGTATGCATCACCAATTTCGCTTCCGTCCGTCTCATCGATAAGCCTCAGCAGGCCAGGATTGTCTATGCTTTTATCGATTGCAATTCCAAATATGTGTTTCATTATATAATCTCCTTCCCGCCTGCCGGTTTTCTGTTCGCTGTTCAGGAATTTTCATAATCGCCGCGCCCTTTTTTAGCTTCCGCCATGATAATGTCAATATTACACATCAGCAATTCGCGCATATCGTCCAAGCGCATACTGACAAGATCATTGACTTCACGGATTACTGTTTCCTGTGTGATATTTCTGCAATTACAATGTACTGTCAGAATGATTTCGTCAAAAGTGATACCATCCAGCAGATTATCTTCTGGACGCAGATCGTCACCGAGAGTCCAGCTTCTTACATCCATTTCCTTTCCCTCCTTATTTAGGAGATCCGTTCTGCCTGTTCGGCAGCAAATGCAGCCACTTTTCGCAGTGTGTCCGCCGTCATGCTTTCCGGCACAGTCTCGCGGCCTGCAAGCATATGCGCCACAAAATCAAGTGCGCAATTGTCCTGTTCGTCGATCTCGCCCAAAAGCGCGGCCCAATCATGCGCGAAAGGTGCTTCGCACCATGCACGGAATGCTTCAGGGCTTTCAAACCAGCGATCCGAATAATCCCCGCAGCACGATCCGCTGTTACTTGCCTCCAGAACCACAAGCCCACAGGCAGGATTATAAAACAGGCTATACCATTGCCAATTCTGCCCGTCGTATCTGTCCCAACCGTTATTGTCAATCCGTTTCGCCGCTCCATAATCCGCAGCATAAAATTTCTTTCCGTTCGCAATTTTCATTTGTATGTACATCCGTTTATTTAACCGGCCCATTTTTCCGCCATTTCAAGCAATTTCTCGCGCGCGATTTCAAGAAAATAAATTGTGTCCGTGTATCCGTTGCGCGTATCTTCATCAGAAAAAATTTTCCCTGAATCATAATCGGATTGTACAAAATCTCGCGCCTGTTCAAGAATATCTGCCATCTTACAATATTTATAAATTGATGCAATGTAATTCATTGCACACACTCCGTTCATCTGTCCGGCGCGCTGAAAGCGCGCCGGTTATATCCGTTACAAGCTAATCTGTTTACGCGTAAACAGCAAATACAGGCCAATTCCAAAAAGGATAAGCGCGCCGCCGCCGTCACGTTCTTGCAATGTTTCTCCGTCTGCTACCAATACAAAACAGGCAACAGCGGCCGCAATCAAAAGCAGGCCGAAAACCTTTTGCGCGATCCATGCAAGCACGTTTTTTCTTTCAGTGTTCATCTATTTGTCCCTCTTTCAATAATTCATGTTGCTAGCTGCACGGCGGTTATACATGGCTTTCAAACTTTCGGCGGGGGTCATATCCGCGGCCATACTGTAATGGGGCTTTTCCTCCACTGGAAGCGCATTCCACCACGCTTTCCCGCCGCCCGCAACATCATAGAGCGAAAGAAAGCTATTTACATGGCGCATTGTAGTAGCAGAATAACCGTCCCACATACGAACAAACCGCCCGGCCGCCGTGATACGGCAAACCAAAGTATTGTAGGACTGTAAAACTTTTTCGCCGTTTTCCGTTTCAATGACTTTTGCCTTTCCGTAAAAACTTTTTGCCCTATCAGAACCGCAAACAGGTAGATCAAAAATCTTTTTCATTTAGCAATCAGCCTTTCATAATATATATTCCGTCCCATTGCCATGTCCGGCAGGCGCTGCGCGCCTGCCGGTTATATCCGTTATACCTGCGCAACCGTAACGACAGCGCCGTCTAGCATGGACACATACCAGATAGCGCCGTTACAATCAATCAGACGGACGCGGACGGAATGCCCATCCGCGTCGAAGGTTTCATCTGTGATATAGTGGCCATAGCGCAGCAGGCCGCGAACGGCTTCATTCATCATCACATTCGCCTCCGTGCGCCGCGTCGAATTCGTCCTCCATATCTTCCAGCGCTTCCGAAATAGCGCTGGAAAGCAGATAACAACGAATGATGACGTCACACGTTTCCGCGCCTTGAATAATAGCCTCCCCAATATCGGCCGCGTTACCATACTCGTGAACAGCTTCATCCAGCAAATCAAGATTATGACAAATATTTTCCTGTGCTTCCCAGCTAGAGAAAGTATAGCTTCCGGAGGCGTTTCCTGTCACGCTATCGCAGATCCATAACTTATCGTTTAGATAATCGGCCAAATCTTCGATCGTGTCATAATCCGCAAAATCGATATTTTCGCGGATATAATCGACAACATCATCATAAACAGCTTCGTGATAATCGTATCTTTCCATTATGTAATATCCCTCCCGGCCGTAGCCTATCGTGCGCATTTCTAGTCCGGCAGGCGCGCCGTGCCTGCCGGTTTTTTTTATCTTGTCTGCCATCCTCAGTGCCGGGAGACTATCCCCGACAGGCGGTCATTAGACCGTTTCGGCTTAAAAAGCAAGCAAACGCTCGAACCGCGCTTTGCTCCAATGCACCATAACAGTTGACAGGTGATGACCATTATGCTTTTCCAAGACGTATTCATTCCCCGTCATGTAACGATGCACAGAAAGCGTGTACTGTTCGCCGTGTTCGGCAAAAATAACCATCCCGTTCCGTTCGCAGCGCTCCCATAGTTTATTGAATCGTGTATTCGTCATGTCACATTCTCCTTCCATGTTATCTTAAATCCCATGTGCAGTTTGTGTCCTGTGGTACTCTCTTCACCTTGACGCGCTCGCTTTGCTTCGTCGCGCGTTTCCCTGGTTAGGATTTCCCGCAGGCACAACATTCACTTGACAAAGTACAGAGCGGGCGCTATACTGATAGCGCTATGTATTTATGCTTGCATTTCTGCAAGCGCTTCACGCGCTTCTGATTCTGTCGCGTATTCGATCCCCTCTAGGATGAATCCATAATCGGAATACATAAGCGCACCTCCCTTCTTGCCGTCGCGCGTCGCGTGCACGTCGGATTGATTGGAGACTGTAAACTTGAGACACAAGATTTTGAATTGGGCTTGTCATCTCTTGTTTACAATATGCATTATAGACTAAAACAAGACTATATGCAATTCGCAACATGAACAAAATTTAGACTACATTGTTGTGCAATATGTAGACTTGAATTAGTCTATATATTATAGTATAATATTAGACTACTCTATAAAAGGTTGATATAATGCTTGTCTATAAGATCGATATTTTGCAAGCCCTGAAAAATGCAGGCTATACCACCTACAAGATCAAAACGGAAGGATTGCTTGCACAAGGCACATTACAAAAATTTAGACGCGGCGAAGGTATATCATGGTCAAATCTTGATACACTTTGCAGCTTGCTAAACTGCCAGCCCGGCGATATCATTTCATATATACCAGACGATCAGAAGTAGAACGCAAAGCCATAAATGCAGCTTCATAACAAGCGCGGCCAACAGGCCGCGCTTTTTTTGTGTCTGAAGCCGTACAGGAAGCAAGGCCAGACACGGACAGACACGCCAACCCAGAAAGTTACATTATGCATTTCGGATAACTGAAACCAGCATAGCACAGCACCGGAAGCACGTCAAGCCCATGAAAGCATTATCAGCACCTTGCACAAAATACAGTTAATCAAAATGCATAATAGCGCAATCGGCACAAAGCACAAGCTAAAGCAGTTACAACGGATAGAGCAATCAAATACAAGCATTATTTGACGCTCAAATCGTTTTTGCACGCTGACCATCAAACTATACCTGCCAAACAGTAAACCCGCTTACAGATTAAAATTTTCTGTCTCTACATAACAAACACAAGCATAACGACAGCTTGCACACAGTCCCGGCCTGATCTCCTGCACATGATAGACGTTGGACAGCTACACAAGCAAAGAACAAGCATATAAGCGTTTATAATGCCTATAGCTATAGTTACACTGCTACAAGCGCAAAACAGCATAGAGGACAAATAAACACGGTTAAACAAAGAGAAGCGGAACAAGCAACGGAGCAGGAAGCACCAACGGAAACGAAGATACCATAAAGTAAAAAAGAAACGGCCTAAATCCGTACATACTCAAAGCCCTTCGTGCTTCCGGCCTATCGTAGTCTATCCGATCCTATATTCTTCCGTACATCTTGACTTTCTATTTCTCAAAAATGAGAATCATTCTCATTATAAACAAGATGTGAAGATAACGAAAAGCAAAATAGGAATGATTATTAAAATTCTTTTTAAGACTTAAAGAAAAATCGTTTCTAAAAGTCATTAAAAATCGAGAACATAAAAATCTCTTGATTTCTCTATGTCCATGGAAGCCTAAAAGATCGTTTTTATAGCAAAATGCACCCGCGTTTCAATTCTGCTTTTTCATGGAATGCAGTATTAACACCTGATTTTTATGCGTCATCCGGCGAATGGGGGGATATCTGACATTTTTAGCTTCATAGCGATTTTGTGACAAATGTCTAGTACATTCATCTACACCTCTTGCTTTTCCATTTTCACATTATCAAACCACTCACTCTTTTGGCCTTATAGTCTCAATCTAGCTAACTGAATATGAGACTCAATCTCAATTTCGTCCCAACACATGAGTAGATTGGAAACTTTGAAGACCACATAAAGTGGGAAGTAACTAAAATTACCGTAAAACCAATTTGTTGTAGCATGGCGACCACCACATCCGCATCTAACATCACGGAACTAGGTACGATATGGGAAACAGAAGAAAAAATAAAAAACCTTAACCGGATGGGAAGTCTGTAGTTGGATGGCTGCTGCTGACTTCGGATTATTGTGTACGGTTACAAAAGAAGTTATCCGAAATGCATAAAATCAGTTTGACTTTTTGACCAATTTCTGATACAATAAGAGCATGAAATCAAAGACTTTTGTTGTACGGCATAAGGGGAGGTTACGACATTTTGGATAATGCTAGATACCAGTATTCCATCTTCGATACGGACTTTGAAGTGATTTCTACGGGTACGATTGGTTCCTCAAGATCAGTTGCTCAGAAGCATGAATGTAAGATTATAGACCTTACACAAATGTTTCCGAATCCGACATCGAAACCAAGGAACAACAACGTAGGAAAGGAGCAAACCGTATACCCTGTAAAGGACAAAGACCAACTTCAAGCGATAGCTTTATGGTTAAAGGCGAACAAAGATCCAAAGTATTACTTAGCATTTGCGATTGGAGTAAATACTGGCCTTAGAGCGAATGAATTGCTGAAACTAAGATGGTCTGATGTTTTATGGTCAGACAAAACCGTAAGATACATTGATGATATTGAAGACACGACAGACAGCATCACCGTATATCAAAGCAAGACGAAAAAGAAAAGAAAAATATTTTTAAATTCAGGATGCCTGTCTGCACTCAGGTGGTATGTACGGAAGGCTGGCAAGCAACCCAGCATGGAATGTTTTTTGTTCCCTTCGAGAGAGGGAGGAGCTATTAAGGTAGACACGCTTCGTAAGGTTCTGAAAGAAGCTGCGCTAGCTTGTGGTGTACGGCAAAACATCGGTACGCATTCATTGAGAAAGACATGGGGATGGAGTGAGTACACATCCAACCCGACACTTCAGACAAACCGAGACATTGGACAACTCCAAATGCTATTTGGACATTCCAGTCCTCAGACCACCTTACGGTATCTTGGTATTATGGATGAAGAAAAGAAAGCTCTGTATCACGATATGTCTCTCTGTTTCGAATAACCAACTTGCTGATCCAGACACCTTATTGGTAAGGAACTAACTTATGGTTTCATTACAGGCGTCCACGCCTGATTCAATAGCGCTAAATCAAACTTATGGTTTCATTTATCTTAAATTTCGCTTAATTCAAACTAAAGCGCCTGCGGCGGAAAGGGCAGAACGAGCGTAGCGAGGGCACTTTCGTCATATAGTTCCCTCCCTTATAAACAAAAGTAATTTTTGCTTTTTTCAAAAACCTAGGGTTATCAATGCTTTGCGGGTGCTTTTGGAGATATTTATGCAGAAAAGTATGTAGTCCGATTGCATATTTTGCGTTTTTTTCGAAAAAATGGCCACTCACTCTGCGAGTTCTTCATCCTCTCCTTTGCTTTTTTCATTCTTTCGGATTTTGCACGTTTTTCTTCTTGTACGGTTCATTTTTTTACGTTTTCCTAGTTCTCGTTGCATTTTCGTTGAGATTTCTCTGACTTTTCTGTGGATTTCACAGTTTGTTCACAGAATTTCATGATTTTCGTGTGATTTTATGGTGCTCTTGTGCGGTGGCGCAGCGGGGCAGTGGTCACATCTTCCGGCAGGTCGATTGAATATCGCCTGCCGGTTGCTTTCGTGAAAGTTATCCGAAATGCCTAAAATAACGCTTGACAAATATTGAATCATGGTGTACTATAATAATGCGGTTAACCGAAATGCATAAAACGTAATCGGCCAACCGCAAAGCCGGACACCTCAGACGAGATGTCCCTATTTAAAAAATATGAGTTAACCGAAATGCATAATACCAAAATTTTAATTGACAGGGGAGAATGGAATTGACTTTTAGAGAGTTGCTGCAAGCCGAGCATCCGGACAAGGTTGACGATAAGTGGGCTGGCGGGTGCTGCGGATGCCCATGGGATTATGGGTATGAGCCAAATGGAGCGGAAGAGAGTCTTTGTACGGTGGGGCATGACTGGCGAGATTATTGCAGACGTTGTTGGGACAGAGAGTCCGGCCTTGAGATTTCTGCTTCGTATGATGAAGATGACATAGAGCCGGTGGCGGAGTCAGATGATCTGGATGAGATGGACGAGCCGACGTGCAACTATTGCAATCACTATAAGGACACGCCTTGGTGTGTGGACTGCGAAGACAAGTGTCATATGTGTGTGCATAAGGCTGTGTGCCGGTTTACGAATGAATTTTTCGGTGAGCGTAAAATCTGCCGAAATTTTTTAAAGGCATAAGTTATCCGAAATGCATAATTTGAAAGGATGAAGAAATGAAGTACAAGCTGAAGGACGGAGAAAGATATGGCCTGCCGAAGCAGGTTGAGGCGTTTCAGTACAACGGAGTGCTTTGCGGTGAGCCGTGGGTGACGAAAGCGTTCAATGATGGGGTGCTGTTTTGGGACTCAGACGAGTTGGGCGGGTATCCGCGCAATCCGTTCCTAAGAGTTGAAGATGATGATTATAGCGTGGATTGCGGGGATTATCTAATTCTCTGTGGCAACGGTGAGATCGAGATGTGCTCTAAGGATGTTTTTGAGTCTGTGTATACGAAAGGGGTCTGATGGATGGAGAGCCTTGAAGAATACATGAAAGCCAATGGCTACACATTGGGCGAGTATGCAAGTCTATGGAGCGCGATTGGGTATGCAATGATTGCGTTACATGACCTGGGTATCATTACGGATGAGGAATGGCCGGTTCTTATAAAGCGGTTTGCTGAGAAATCTTCGGAGTTTGTGACAGAGGTGGGCGATGAGTAAGAAACTGCTGGTGGCCTGTGAAGAGAGCCAGAGAGTGTGTGCGCCGGGTGATGAATGGTAATTGTAAATTCGTAACGTGTGATGGCGTTGAGCACGAAATAGTTGGACGATGGGATATGATAATTGCTCATCCGCCTTGCACGTACATGAGTGTAGCTGGTGCTTGCCGGATGTATCCGCACAAAGGTCAGATTGACCATGCGCGGCTCGAAAAGGCGATGGCTGCGAAAGAGTTCTTCATGGAGTTGTATAACGCTGACTGCGATCGGGTGTGCATCGAGAACCCGACGCCGTTAAAGGTCGTTGGTCTGCCACAAGCGACGCAGGTCATTCAGCCGTACCAGTTTGGGGAACCATGGAGTAAGCGCACGTTGCTGTGGTTGCGCGGTTTGGATCCGCTTGAGCCGACAGGAATAGTAACTGACTACAAGCCGTTTGTTCCGAGCGGGACAGGGCGTAAACTTGGCGGCGAAACATACGGCGCAGCAATACCGCACGAAGGAAAGGCAAGAAGTGTAACGTTTAAAGGCATCGCAAAAGCGATGGCAGAACAATGGGGTGATTTAGATAAACAAATGTGCAAGTTGGCATGAGGCCAGCAAGGATGGGAGTGTGTATCCGGCAGATAGATGCTGGGGAACAAGAGAATGTGATCCGTGCAGTTGCGGAGGCGATGAGACAAAGTGTGATTTCTATCCTGAGAGACGTAAGACGGCTTTGAAGAAAGAGAAAAAACATACTCAGCAAACCAATATCGTTTGGCATAAGGGAAACAAGTTCCCGAAAAAGGATGGCGAGTATCTGTGTTGCGAAGCCCCGTATTTCTTGTATCGAGTGCTCGATTTTGCAACTGATTTGTCTAAAGTGGACGATGAATTCGCTGGCATTCGCCGCCCTGGTTTTTACGATGTTGATAGTGAATGGGGCTATGTCGCGGTAGACGATGTTGCATGGTGGGCGGAAATCACGCCGGATTGTCCGGGAAAGCGGAATTAGCATGATTGATATTGGATTTGAGCCGCCGCTTGAGCCGCGTGCATATCGTGTGCCGGTTTGTCCAGTGTGCGGATCTGAGACGGACACGATTTTGCGAGATATGGATAACGTTATCGTTGGGTGTCCAGAGTGTGTGGAAGCGGTTGATGCATGGGCATTAGAAAGAGAGGTTGTTGATGAAATTTAAGTTGGGCGACAAGGTGCGCGTGAAAGATAGTTCGAAAGTATTACATTCTCAGTACAGAGGAAGAGTCGGCAAAATTACTGGTGTTGCTCTTGTTGATGTTGATGAGTACGGATATGAGGTCGATTTTGCTCCGGGATATTATTTCTTTGCTGATAGTTTTGAGCATTATGACGCAGAGCGAGATGCCGATATGGAATATAAAGTCGGCGATCGTGTTATTGCGGTTGATAATATCGGTAAGCATCCGAATGGTTCACGTGGAATTATTACTGCTATTTATAAGACCCCGCCACAAAACGATGAATTTGATTATCGTGTCAAATATGACGATGATGATGCCTACAACCTATGGAGCAAAATCGTATCTCTTGAATCGGGCAGTATTTCTGCGGCCACATCTGAAACGCCTGTCGTTGCACCGCTCGTGCATGGCAAGGAGTCGGTACTGGAAAGCAAAATGGAATATCCGTCGATCGTAATTACTTGCAAAGGCCAAAAAACAAAAGCGGTTCTCAAACGTGGCGATGAAGTTTTGAGACGCGCGACGGCAAGTTGCCATCTAGAAGATGATTTTGACCAGTACGTTGGTGCGAGTATTGCGCTTGGTAGACTGTTTGACCGACCGGTTGATATGGATGCTTATGAGCGTACTGAGCACTCCGATATGTCTAAGCCGTTCGAAGGCAAGGCTGTGTGCGTGGAGAAAAATGAGTCGTGCCCCATTTCTAAGCGTTTTACCATTGGCAAGGTATATGAGTTTAGCAACGAGTACGTTGTTGGCGACAACGGGGCTCGTTATGTTGCGGCATCAACGATGGTTGGAAACTGGGTTGTCTTGGGTGCGAAATTTATTCCGTTTACTGACGTGAGTCCTACTGCGACACGGTACGAAGGCACAATCGTTTGCGTAGATTCTGATGCCAAAAGGTTTACGCCCGGCAAAGCCTATAAAGTCAATGATGGTTGCGTCTACAATGATGATGGAGTCCTGACGATTAAGGTTGATAGCGATAATATTGATGGCCTTAACGATGAGTTCGAACCCATCGGTGCGCGGTTTGTGGAGATGGTGCAATCGTGAATATCTTTGATGCAATCTAGCTGGCTGAAGCGCGACTGTATAACGTAACGCATTCTGAAAACGCAGTTCCGGCAGAAGCGGAATTTTACTCGTTGTGCGTCAAGGCTCTGGAGGAATACCGGTGGCGTTACGAGTAAGGAAAAGCCAGAAACGCTTTTCACGTTTCGATCTGATGATATTGGCAAGACGGTATTCTTGAGCGACCCGGATGAAATGGGGTGATTTAAGTGGGAGATTGTATTGATCTGTGTTCGTTGTGTGTCTATGGTTCTCCGAGCAGCTTGAATGGTGGTTGTTGCATTTGCCCGGCTGTTGGACGTGATGCGGTGAATGAATATGACAAAATCCGGGCTATGAGCGACGGAGAAATGAGGGACTTGATCCGTTCACTATGGGACGTTGCGTCGCACATGGGTATGCTCAGAGCTAATGAAATTCAGGAAGCCACGCAGAGGGTTGTCGGTGAAACGATGAAGCGGAGAGAAGAGTACATGAGTAAGACGGCTAAGTTATTTCTGGATGATGACATGGAGGAATGGATGGGTGGATGAGAGAAATCTTGTTGCGGTAAGCATTAAGCATACGATTTCTGGTTGGCAATTTGGGATGCCGTGTTGGCTGTGGGGACGTCGGACAGAGAACGATGAAAAACGGTCGTTCTGTGGCTACACGCAGTATCCTAACGTTGCTGAAGTGTATTCGCTTAAAGAATGGCAAGAAAGTGGATACGGCGCAGGCGATGTGTGTAAAGTGGACGAGCCTGTGCAGGTATGTATCGGGTTCTGCAAGAAATGGAAGAAATATGATACCGTGCTTGTTCCGTTAGACCAGTATATCAAATACTGTGAGTGTGCTTGTCTGCCGCTTGATAAGCCAAAGGAGAGTTGACGATGAGCGGGTATGTTTCAAAGGATCAAGTGATTGAATGGTTCCGACCATATGGTCATGTGAATGAAGGTATTCCATACTACGAGCTTGTTACGGATATTCGTGATATGCCAGATGCAGATGTTGTTCCGTCAACGAAATGGACATTCGTTAGTGATGGACTGCCTCCGGAGTTTGAATATGTGCTCTGTTTAAGTGAGTATTCATGCCGTGATGAAAATGATGAGCCAAAAGCGATGTTTAGGAATTACGGAATTAGGCGTTATATTGACGGAGCATGGTTCGGTTCCGAAACGAACGAGGAAGTGCTTGCGTGGATGCTGATTCCTGAGCCGACTGTGATAGGCAGAATAATGACTAAAGATAAAGCTAAAGTCTTATGTGAAGAGGTGTTGGCCAATGGAAGTTGATGTGTGCCCAGTGTGTGGCGCGAATCTCTTTCACACGACGATTCATGCGTCTGTGCTGATTGATTGCCATTTTTGTGTGGAGTGTGGCTATCGTAGAGAGAAGATCCGTAAGACGCCCGGCATCAAATCTGGTCGGTGCGTGAATGGGAAGTACAGAGAGGTGCGCTATGGTATTCGATAGGAATTTCGAACCGAATGTTGACGATGCGAGAGCCGTTATCGCTGATCTGAAATATTTGCTTCGCAACAACCGGAATCATATACATCTTTCTCCGTCTGCGAGTGCTGCTGTTTCGCAAGCTGTGCAGGTAATTGAGGATATGATTGAGGCGAGGCAGACGGACTACAAGATTTTTCGTGCTTACATGGATGGCGTGAGGCAGGCAGATGTAGAAATTAAACGGTACATTGAGCAGTACCAAGAAAAATTGTCGAAATATGAAGGCGAGGATGTTGTATGAGACGGATTGAATACTATCGGGCGATGAGTCCAGATTTGCTGGCGTATGCAATGAGCCAAAAATGTATTCGTAGTATTTGCGATATTGTCTGTGACGGAGATTGCGCGGCAATCCCGAATCTCCAATATTCGTCGAATGAGGTTTGCCGCAGGATCATCCGGAATTGGCTAAATGAAGAGATTTGAGGGGACGATAGCTAATAAAAATTAAGGTTTGCGATTCCATTATGGGTAGCGGGAAGACCGAGAGCGCCATTACTCAGATGAACGAGGACTTAGACAGTCGGTACATTTTTGTGACGCCGTATCTTAGTGAGGTCGAGCGTATTAAGAATGGTTGCCCGGAGCGCAATTTTGTTGATCCGCAAGATTATGGACGAGGAAAGTATGTCGATTTCCTTAGACTCTTGGGAGAAAAACGGTGTATTGCGACAACGCACGCTTTATTTAAAAGGTGCGATCCGGAGATGACGCAACTTATTCACGATGGTCATTATAAGCTCATTTTTGATGAATCGTTTGAAGCCGTTAAAGAACTTAGCATTGGTGAAAGCGACTTCAATACTCTTCAAGAATTGAGGCTTATTAGTATTGATGCTGATGGATATATTGATTGGATTTCTACGGATGATAAAAATGTTTTTGCTCAGAAATATAAAGACATATTTACATCTGGTCGAGTGAGGCGCTTTAACAATACGGTTTTTGTGTGGACTTTCCCAATTAAAGTTTTCGAGGCGTTTGAGGAAGTCATCATCTTAACTTATTTATTTGATTCGCAGGTTCATAAGTATTATTTTGACATATACGGTATTGAATTTGAGAAAATTGGAACTGTGGTCGAAGACGGGCATTATCGGTTTAGCACAGAGGGAAAAAATCCAGAATATGCGCGGTTGCTAAAATATCAGATTCACATTCTGAATAATAAAAAAATCAATTCAATTGGCGACAAATCTACCGCTTTGTCAGTCGCATGGTATCAGAAAAATCGTGGTAAGGACGAAAGAATATCAGTTCGGCAACTCAGCAAAAATTTGGCGAACGTTTTTGGCAACATTTATAACGCGAACAGCAAAACGGCTTTGTGGACAACATACAAACGCTATATGGATGATGTTGCAAATGGACGCTGGAAGAAGAGCTACCTTCAATGTGCTGCACGAGCCACTAATGAGTATAGAGATAGATGCCATCTTGCTTATTGTATCAACCCATATCTGAATCCGTTTATGAAGCGATATTTCAGCAGCTATGGCGTTGAGGTGAAAGAGGACGAGTACGCTTTGAGTGAGATGATCCAGTGGGTGTGGCGAAGCGCGATTCGAGACGGCAATGAAATCTGGATTTACATTCCGAGTTCCAGAATGAGACGGCTGTTTTCTAATTGGCTGGACGAGCTGGCAAAGGGTTAAAGAAAGGGTGGTTGAGTGAACGACATCAAAGAAACTGTCATTGAGCACATTTATGGTGATAATTGGTGGGGTGTTTCTACGAGTGAATGGACTTGGCGTAATAAGATTCTGAAACTCAAAGATAAATTTCCTGACAGTGTACAGATTGTTGCGGACAATGAGGATGGCAGTCTATACGCCAAGATTCCGTTTAAGTTGGTAAAGATTTCGAAGCCCAGACAGGTTCAGATGACAGACGAGCAACGAGCTGCGTCTGTTGAGCGGCTTAAAAAAGCAAGAGAGATGAGGGGAACAAAAACGTAATGGCAAATAGACGAGGCACGTGCCTGTGGTGCGAACAATGTGAGGCGTGCAGTACCAGATGCGGGCACTACACACCGGAAGATGATTTTAATATGAGTGAGTCATTTTACATGAGAATCCTTCGTGAAAATGCAAGGACATATAACAACATTACTAAGGATTTTAGTCACGGTGGTGATATTTTATAAGTAACACTAAAGCGGTCTATATCATTTCAGCGGATGCCAAGGATCTATTTCTCTCTAACTATTCCAATGACTTCTGTAGCGGGTATGGAATTAGGTATCGGACGGGGGATAATCGTGGCGCGATCAACACGAGGAAGTTTATAAACACCTTAGATTACAGTAAAGACCTTATTAAACTTCCTGAAATCTATGAGAAAGTCTACAGACGAATGGACTTTTCATTCAATATCCGAGGCAAGGAGTATTGCAGAAGAGTTATTAACGTCACGTTTAAGTATAGCGTAAAGGAGTATAACCGCTTTGGGAGCGGCCTCTATATCAAATTTGGCTATACCCAGTCCGACGTGACTATGAAAGATGGAGTGTGTCTAATTGACGGTGAGTTGGCCGCAATTCAGCTTGGACAGCCAGTAGACAACCCAATTTCAGATGAATTGCTCGGCGATTACTTCTGTTTCGAGGATGGCGCGTACCAACTTACAGGCAAGGCAATGAAAGTCCTGTACTCGGTGGCGCAACTTCGTGAAAAGTTGTACAAGGATGGGTTTGTTTGTGATGGCATTCGATTCTGCCGGTTTAAGCGGAGCAGCGGCAGTAGCCGTGTAGGTAAATGCTTGTTCATAGACGAAAAACTGTACAGCCGTATCCACAAATGGGAAATGTGTGGACTCAAGATCAAGGAAGGGCAGCAGGTAGACTTGGCAGCTCTCGAAGCGTATATTGCGCTGTCGTTGAGCAGCATTATCGGACTGATTAGCATCCGGCCTGAGAATTTCTTAGTCATTGACGATTATAATAGCGTATTCAAAGACAAGGTTATTGCTGTCAAGGCGGACGGCGATGGTTGGCTCACATCTGCGCCGGAGGAAGTTGAGGTCAGCAACAGCATTTGGGACGGTCAGTCTCTTATTGATAAGAGTTTACTTGGAGAGTACGAGGACAAGGGCATGGTTCTTTTGCGGAACCGTTTCTTTAAGTCGGCGTGCTTCAACTGTAACCTTCAGCAATTCTTTGCAGATCACGGAATTACGGATGTCAGTCAACTCAATGGCCGGACATTTGCCAATGATATTAGTGATGTTAAGATCGTTACGACGCCGAGCAGTATCAAATACCTGAAATTTGGTACGCTTGAAAAATGGTTGCAGTTGCTTGATGAGGACGGAGACTTCGGTGTAGTGAAATACGAGAAACCGACGCATTTCTTTGACGGCGACATGGTTCAGACGCATTATCAACTCTTGAACACCTTGCAGATGTCTCAGGACGATGTATCAGCGCTTGTACAACCGTCTCTTGACTATCTGAGTCTTATTCAGAGCGACCCGACCATCTTGAGATTCCATATTAAGCACGGTGGAGCTGATGAGAAAATCTCGTCTGCTGCAACGACAAATGATGTTGTGTATCAGATGCTTGGGCTTACTGATAAGTTTTCTGGGACAAAACTGTATCATGAGTTTGTGCAGGATGTCTCGCGTGCATTCAAAAAGAACTTGCGGCGAGGGCATTTGCTGGTACATGGCAACTACTCGACGTTGCTTGGCAATCCGATTGAGATGCTGTATTCAGCAATCGGCCAATTTGATGGGTCGAGTCAGATTGGCGTCGGCAATGTGTACAACAAGAGTTTTGCCTTTGGACAAACTCTGCTCGGCAGCCGTAGCCCTCATGTGACAGTAGGTAATGTATGGCTAACGAAAAACAAAGATAACGCGGAAATTTCGCGGTATATCAACGCCACAAATAATATTGTGTGCATCAATAGCATTGGAGAGAACGTGCTGATGCGTTTGTCAGGTGCGGATTAACCTCAAAAGTCCGCCATGAGCAGGAATGTTCATGTAAAAAGGTTGGTGAACCTCTAAATAGAGGGTGTCTCAAACGAGGCTAACGGTAGAAATCTAAACATAACACAGAAGTAAATTATTGATTTCATTAAAAGGAGGTGGCAAATGGAAGAATATAGACCGGTGAAGGGATATGAGTGGTATTATGAAATAAGCAACTTTGGCAATTTGCGTTCCGTTGACAGAATCGTTGTGCGCAACGATAATGTTAAACATCATTACCGTAGGCGGTATATGACAAAGAGGTTTAATCGGGATGGCTATCCGACTTATAAGTTGTCAAAGGATGGCGTCGGTAAAATCAAATTTGCGCATAGGCTTGTCGCAGAAGCGTTTTTAGACAATCCAAATCAATATAGCGATGTGAATCACATTGATTCTAATAGGGCGAATTGCAATCTTGATAATTTAGAATGGCTGGATCACAAAAGTAATGTCAGTCAATCTATTTCCGAGGGAAGGCATTTTTGCACGCGAGATATTAAAGGGGCGAATAATCCTAACTACGGGAATACGACGTTACATGAGTTTTATCAACAACATCCAGAGGTTGCGAAAACATTATTGTCTCGTAAGGGAACACATAATGGGCGTTCGAAACCCGTAGTTTTGATAGACAATGATAATGGTACGTCTATTCCTTTCGGCTACATTGGTGAATGTGTTGACTATTTGATTAAATCATTTAACTTAGATGTTAACGTGGATTATGTAAGACAACGAATTTCCACGGCCGCTAATAATGGGAAGCAATATCTAGGTTTAAATTTCAAATTTATTTAATGTGTTATTGCATGATGTTACCGTGCCAAGGCTTTTGCGAAAGTGAAAGTAAGGTGTAACGATCACCGGAAATAAGCTAAACAGCAATGCACGCTTAGACCGGGTACACTGCGGTGAAACTCCGTAGCTTGGAAGCGCCAGCCCACCTATGAAGGTGAATGAGATGATCTACTCCCGTACTAAAATATCGGGAAACCGAGGGTATAAAGGTTTGACAGCGATGTGGTTATGTTAACAGACAATCCAATCCTAATTGGTGCAGCACAAAAGAACTATGATAAGTTTCTTGTCCCGACGAGTCTTGTTGATGCCAAAAAGGTCGTGCGTCATTACACGAAGGAAGAGCAGGCGGATTTGGACATTAAGACGTCGGTAAACAAGATCGGCGAGATCGTGAATCTATCGCAGGAACTCAATACGAAACTTTGGGACTTGCTTAACGGTGGTTGCAGTTTTGAAGATGTTGAGGGATTGTACTGTGACATCGCAAAATTGGATATTCTTTCCGGAATTGAGATCGATAAGGCGAAGAAAGAATTTGCAGTTGATAGTGTCGCAGAAATCAAAAAACTGAAAAAGAAATATTGCGAGCACGATGAGCGTGGACGGCAAATCAAGCCGAATTTCTTTGGTAAGATTGCGCGGATGAAAGGGTATTACGATAGTGAGAAGAAGAACTATAGATTCCATGATACGTCGATGGATTACCTTCAGCATTGTTTGAATGGCAACAGAAATCCGAATTATAAGTCTGAGACGATTCCGTTCTCTGACCTGCTCAAACCGAATGAGTCGCGGCAGAGTGTGTGGTATCCGCAAGTCAATCGGATTCTTGGCCTTGTGCGAAACATGAGAGATCAGGTTAAGGCGGTCTGGAATAGTACGGACGATGGGTTGGATAATGAGATGAAAGCCATTATGACGGCTGAAATCAAAGACGAGTGCCAGCAGTACATCAAGGCAATCCATCTGAATCCGAACACGGCGTATCGTCTGTTGCTGGCGATTGAAGATCCGGCGAACAAGGATATTTCGCGCAGCTTGTTTTCCATGTTGTTCTCAATTCCGAATGATAATTTTGTCAGTTTGCTTGAAGAACGGCGAGAACCGTTGCAAGGAATCGTTCAAACGGACGCCGGAACCATTGAAATCTACGGTCGCAGGTATCGTAAAGTCCCTCTGTTATCAACAAAAACAGCGTGAATTTTCGTTAAAAATGCACAAAAATTTGTGATTTTGCAAGATTTTGAATTTTGGCTAATTGCAGAAACCGTTGAAAACACTAGGTTTTTTAGATTGGTCAATTTGTGGTCATATAGGATGGGGAAGAAATTCTCCATCCTATTTTTGTTGTTAAAGGATGATTGATTTTTGGTTCCTATCACTAAGGATGAGAAAATGGCACTGATGAAGCAGTTCCCGCACAAGACGTATCCGCGCACGATGAAACAGGACTCGAAGCGTGGCCACTATTATTGCGTCGAAGAACCTAGACTTATGCGAGCGCTGAGAGCGTATCGACAGTCGAAAGTGATTGAGACGCATACCGCCAAGCGGCGTTGATGGGTGGTGCGTGTGTGAACCCGAAATATGCAAAGCATGAAAATGAAAACGATTATGAGTATGGGCTGAGGCTGATTTCTATTAAGGTTGAGGAATCGCCCGATGATCTCGACTGGCAAGACATCGTTGAGGCGCTTGACCTCAATATTCACAGAGACAGTCTGCGCAAGGCTGCGTCCACGACTCCGTATTCCGGTTACGCTGTCATGCAGTATTTCAAAAAGAAATACGCCTGTGAGCAGGTTACAGATGGCGGCAATTACGCTGATGAGATTGATGTGAAAATCGGTCAGATGCGCAAAGAGGCAAAGAAGCTCTTTGACCAGCGCCGTGAGTTTAATAAGCTCGTGGATAAGCTCGGTAGGGAAGAGCACCTTGAAGACCGACTTGTGGATGCGGCGAATCGTTTGAATGAACTGCAACCTCTTGTCGAGCAGAAAGAATTTATTCATTATGGTGATAACGAAGCTATTGTTGTGTTTGCTGATTGGCATTACGGTCTTGTGGCGGACAACATTTGGAATCACTATGACACAGATGTTTGCCGTGAGCGAGTTGAAAAGTTCGTATCTAAGGTAATGAATCGTTTGCTCCTGCACGAATGCAAACGGTTGCACGTCGTGCTCCTTGGCGACGCAGCTCATGGAGCGATTCATACATCTTGCCGCGTTGCGTCCGAGGAACTTGTATGCGATCAGGTCATGCAGGTGTCTGAGATTATGGCACAGGCAATTTCTCGTCTTGCTGATTGCGTTGATGAGACGGTTGTCCATGCGACATATGGTAATCACCTCCGCACGGTACAGGATAAGAAAGATAGTATCCATGCTGACAACATGGAACGGCTGATTCCGTGGTGGCTTCAGCAGCGCCTTAAAGACAGAATGGACGTTGTATTCCCGTCTGCGGAGTATTATGAGTTTCTATACTTTGACGTCTGCGGCTACAAGGTTTGCGCGACGCATGGCGACCTTGATTCTGTGCGTGATGCTGGCCGTAAACTCAATACGCTGTTTATGAAGAAGTATGGCAGCGGGATTGACTATGTACTCCTTGCCGATAAACATCACATCGAAGAATTTGAGGAACTTGGCATTGACTCAATGATCGTGCCTAGTCTTTGCGGAGTTGATGAATACGCCAACAATAAACGTCTGTATTCTGCTCCGGGACAGTTGATGCTCGTGTTTAACGAGCGCGAGGGCAAGGATGCGACGTATCAAATCAAATTAAATTGAAAGGTTGAACTAAAATTAAGAAAATTGATATTGTAAATAAACTCTATGATCTTGGCTATCGAAAATCTCAAAGCCGATATGTCATTGATGATATTTTTGAGATCATTTCTGATGCCATTATCAAGAGAGAGCGTGTTGTCATTAGGGGCTTTGGAGCCTTTGATGTGAAAATGCATAAGGGGCGTATGGGTACTGACCCGAAAACGCTTCTGCCTATGCCGTATGACGATTACCCAGTCATCACGTTTACGCCTGGCGATCTGTTGAAGGAATCTGTGAAGACTGGCAAGAAGGTCGAGCATATGTATTGCAAAGAGCCTGAGTCGGAATCTGAAAAGTAAATAAAATATGCCGCCGAAGTTTGCGAACTGCCGGTGAAAGCTCAACGTTGCGGAATGAGAAAGGCCATTGGCTTGAAATTCTTGACGCTGAAAGGCATTGTGCTGTCGTGAAGTATATGTTTGGAAATATCCAAAATGCATAAAAAGTTGTTGACATGTCGTGATTCTCGTGGTATATTAAATATGCGAGTTATCCGAAATGCATAATATATTTTGCGATATTGGGATGTGGTGTAATGGCAACACATCAGACTTTGACTCTGATATTGTGGGTTCGAATCCCGCCGTCCCAGCCATGCGGGTTTTTAGCTCAGATGGTTAGAGCGGCTGACTCATAATCAGCAGGTCGGGGGTTCGAATCCCTCAAAGCCCACCATACAGTAGGGCTGGACAAGTCCGAACTTAACGCTCGTGGAGATCATGCAAGACCTAGTAATAGGCAATGGTCGTTGAAGCGAGAATCCATTGGCTTTAGTCATTGGAAGGCCAAAGATAATCGGTCGATCTCGGTTCGAATCCGAGTGTTGGTTCCACAATCTGTGTGCTACGTATACACTGCGCATGGCTCCTATGGGAGAAAGGCAAGTATGCGGCTGGTTAGCGCTCCGGTCAAAGTTAAAAGCGCACAGACGGCAGCTTGACTGCCCGTCGTGGCCATGATGCAGTTAGCGGGATTGCCATCCGCATAACTGTTGAGCCTTAAACAAGGGTTTGGCGGTTTCCACAGGGCAATGTAGGCCGATGCCGAAAGAAAACGCCATTTTCCTGCTTCTATAGCTCAGTTGGTAGAGCGGCTGATTTGTAATCAGAAGGTCGGGGGTTCGAGTCCGTCTGGAAGCTCCAATGGCCGTTTGTGCCAACCCAATAAGCCTCTGCTAAAGCAAGCGTATCATGTTGGGTCGTGTGTAAAAGTAGCGAAATCGTGCTGCTTTTGGGGAGACTCATTGCTGAGATGAGCACAGTGATGACTCTTGTTTTCAATCGCGTATGGAGAGGCGGTTAGTTGCGTAGGCTCAATGCGCTGCTAATCGCCGAATTTGCCGGTGTGATGGAATTGGTAGACGTGCTTGACTCAAAATCAAGTGCCGCGAGGCGTGCCGGTTCGAGTCCGGCCTCCGGCACCACAACAAAGGAAGGATTGGGAACATGACTCGTGGCGAAAAGGTCTTCTGGGCTGTGATTGCATTTTTCGTGTTGCTTCTAATTTACGAAGGCGTGTATATTTTGGCAGAAAGCTGCTCTAGTGATGGAAAATGTCGGTCGTATACGCCGTACACATACGAAGTGCTGTCTGTAAATCAATATGTGTACACGAAAACAGATACTTTCGGAAGGTCAAAAGGAACCGAGTTGCGATATGCTTTCACCTATGTGGATGGGGATGGTGCGTTGCATACGGTCGATGATTTCCAGAATCTTGAGTATGGAAATATGAAGGTCTGTGTTGCCGATTCAAATATGTATGTCCATGACTATGTGCGTGGTATCATGTATTTGTATCTTACACGCGATACGTTAGCGAATTGTAATTAGTGCTCAAATGTGGAGAGTTACCGAAGCGGTCACAACGGGGCGGTCTTGAAAACCGTTAGGCGGCAACGCCACGGGGGTTCGAATCCCTCACTCTCCGCCATTCCAAATATTTTGCAAAGGGGATTATAATTTTTGCAGTCGAGAGTCTTTGATATCATTGAAAAAGAAAAGCGTCGTCAGAAAATCACTTGTGAGCTGATTGCAAGTGAGAATTTCGTATCTGAAGACGTTATGAGGGCTGTTGGTTCATGCCTCACGAATAAGTATTCTGAGGGCTATCCGGCCGTAAGAGCGTCTGGCAATAAAGGCCGCTATTACGGTGGCTGTCGGTATGTCGATGAGCTGGAAGAGTATTGCTGTGATAAGTGGCGTGAGGCGTTTAACACTGACTATCATGTCAATGTGCAACCGCACTCTGGCTCTCAGGCCAACATGGCCGCTTATTTTAGCGTGCTAAAACCGGGTGACACGATTCTTGCTATGAGTCTTGATAACGGCGGACATCTCACGCACGGCTCTTGCGTGAATTTCAGTGGCAAGTTGTTTAACACCGTGTTTTACAACGTGGATGCAAATGGTTTCATCGACTACGACGATATTGACCGCAAAATCAAAGAGTGTAATCCAGATCTCGTTCTTGCTGGTGCATCTGCTTATAGTCGAATCATTGATTTCGAGCGCATCTATAATATTATTAAGGCAAACTCGACTGACGAGTATAAGCCGTATTTTATGGTGGATATGGCACATATTGCCGGACTCGTTGTTGCTGGCGATCATCCGTCCCCGTTTGGTCTTGCCGATATTATCACGACCACGACGCATAAAACGTTGCGCGGCCCGCGCGGTGGCATGATTTTCTGCCGTCCTGAGCTTGCAAAGAAAGTGGACAGTGCTGTATTCCCGTGCTGTCAGGGTGGTGCGCTTCAGCACGTCATTGCTGGTAAGGCTGTCGCCGCCGAAGAGGCGTGTACTGATGAGTACAAAGAATATATTCATCGTGTGGTTCGCAACTGCAAGGCGATGTGTGATGAGTTTATTCGGCTCGGCTATAAGGTTGTGACGGGTGGTACGGACAACCATCTGTTTCTGCTTGACCTGACTGAAACCGGTCTGACAGGGAAAGAAGTCCAGGATGAACTTGACTTGCACGGAATCACACTTAATAAGAATTGCGTTCCGAATGAGACACGTTCCCCAATGCAGACGTCCGGCGTGAGAATCGGTACTGCGGCAATGACAACGAAAGGGTATTGTGCGTGTAATTTCGTGGCTGTTGCGCACAAGATTGACTATGTCATTAAAGACATGATGCGTAAAAAGATGGAGGATGTATATGAAATACACAAATGAGGGAACCATGAAGGAAGATGAATGGGCGTAACGCCATAAAATAAAGTGTGACGCGATGGATTCTGAGGAAATGGACAACAATGTGTTAGAAATCGTTCTCGCGTATTCTGAAGAGGCTATGTATGGCGATTGGGAAGACCGAGAAAGTAATGCGCGCACGAACGATTGGAAATCTGGCGACAAAAACAGCCGCGATTGGTCGTATGGCAACAATGCGAAAAGGCTCGATTGGTCGTACAATTAAAAATAAATTTGACCCAGCCGATAAACAGGCTGGGTCTTTTTGTATTTTCGAAACGAAAGGTGGTGTGGGCGTGGCATACAAGGATTTGAAAGCTCCTGCCAAGAGGCCGAAAAGGGCAACGACGGCGAAAAAGAAGGTCGTAAAGAGTGCAAAGCCGGTTGAGATTGAACCGATTGTGGAAAGCGACGATGTATACCGGTGTACTTGCTGCGGCCACAAATACAAGAAGCAAGAGACGAACTTTTCTGCGTCAAAGTCTCCTATTTATAAGGGGAACAACGGGTATCTGTCTATTTGTAGAAACTGTATTGCGGAATTGTATGAGCAATATGTCAAGTTTTATGATGGAGATGAGGATGCTGCGGCGGAACGGATCTGTCAGATAACAGATATGTACTTTGACAAAGACATTTGGGCGATGTCGCGCAAAATCAGCAATCGCTCAGAGGGTAAGCCGCGAAATCGAGTCAGCGTGTATGTCTCTCGCTTGAATTTGCGTGCTGCGAGTGGTGCAACAACATATTCAGACACACTTGTGCGTCAGTGGGAAGCTGACGTCGAGAATGCTGAAACCGTAGAAGAGGTAGAGCAGAACGAAGATATTGAAGTCCCTGTTGAGACTGTAAAGCGGTTTGGTACTGGCTTTAAAGAGGGTGAGTATCAGGCTTTGCAGGACGAGTACGACAGTTGGGTAACGAAATATGGTGAGCCTGAAGATAAACGTCAAGAGGAACTTTATGTGACGATCTGCTATATGAAGTTGAACCTGCAAAAAGCAACGCGCTCTGACGCCGGTGGTGTTGGTGCTCTTGCCAACTCGTACAAGCAATTGATTGAGGCTGCGACTACGGAGATTGAAGACCGCAAGCGCAAGGTTGAAGCTGAAATGGAATTAAAACCGCTCGGTGTCCTATATCGAGATATTGAGCAATTTACTCCTGCTGAATTTTATAAGGACAAGAAACTCTATAAAGATTTCGATTACCTTAAAGAGTATATTGAACGCTTTATGAAGCGTCCGTTGAAGAATCTGCTGACTGGATCTAAGGAACTGGACAAGGAGTTCAACCTGTCTGAGACTGAGGGGTGATTTTGTGGCGGATAAGCAAAAACCTCTCGACTATGAAAAACTTATGGATGATCGCCAAAAGCATCTGCATGAAAATTTCTCGCAGAACAGCTATCTTGGCGACCAAAACCATGTAAAGAAAGTGCTTCTGTGGATGACGTTTTGGCGGCGGAATCCCGGCAGATTTGTTGAATATTATTTTGGAATTACGTTGCATCTCTATCAGCACATTATTTTGATGTTGATGGACTATTATCCGAGCATTTGTATCGTGGCTGCTAGATCTGCGGCAAAGTCATTTTTGATTGCAGTATGGGCGTGTAAAGAAGCTATTCTGCGTCCTGGCACAAAGGTAGTCGTTGCATCTGGCACAAAGGGACAGGCCAAACTAATCGTTTCTGAAAAAATCAGAAAAGAGATTCTTCCAAATTCCCCATTGCTACAAGAAGAGATAGACGTAATTAAAGACAGCCAGAATGACATTGAAGTCACGTTCAAAAACGGGTCTTCTGTGTCGGTTGTCACAGCGAATGATAATGCTCGTGGCCGTCGTGCTACGGTCAATATTTACGAAGAGTTCCGTGTCATTGATAAAGAGGTCATTGACCGCGTTCTCTCTCCGTTCCTTGTCATTCGTCAAGTCCCGTTTATCCAGAAGCACAGCGATTACGCTTCGCTTGTGGAAGAGCCAAAAGAAATCTATATCAGCTCTGCATGGTATCGAAGTCACTGGATGTGGGGGTTAATCAAACTATTCACAAAGAGTATGATGACCAATGATGATGCCATTGTAGTTGGCATGGACTACTCGATTGCTTTAAAACACACAATTAAAACGCGAAACTTCTTAATCAGAGAACGGAAGAAGCTAGATACGGTTTCGTGGCAAATCGAGTATGAAAATTCCATGATCGCAGAGAACACGAACGCATATTTCACATATGAGATGCTGAATAAGAATCGCGTCTTGAAACGACCGTTTTATCCGCGTCGAAATGTGGATGTAGCAAGTAGAGTCAAAAACAAATATATTCTCCCGAAGCAAGAGGGAGAGGTCAGAGTTGTTTCGTGCGATATTGCCCCAGAGGGCGGTAGTGGCAACGACAACTCTATTTTTACGTGCATCAGGCTCTTGCCTGAGAGCAAAGAGTATAAATCGTCTGACGTAAGCGGCGACCATGTTGCTGTCAAGCAAGGGTATCGCCGTCAAGTCGTTTATCTTGAAGCACAGACAGAGTTTGAAACGAGCAAGCAGGCAATCAGAATCAAGCAGTTGTTTACGGACTTTGATGCAGATTACTGCGTACTTGATACCAGAAATGCGGGTATACTTATGCCCCTTCACACGGAAACGTGTGTTGACAAAGCGCGAAAGAAAGCGGGAAAGCTGAGAGGCCAATCCGAGTGGAAGGCTATGGGTAACGCCATAGTCACACGCAACGCATACAGACTGAACCCGACTTGTCGGAATATAACGTCTGCACGAGTTCGCGCTGCCTAAAACTCATCTTGAGTCATGGCAAAAAGGTATGCTGATCTATTGGGAAGTCAACCGGTAGAGCCGTGGGATAAAAAGCCAACGGGATAACAAATGGTAAGTATATACGACTCTCTTGCCAAGGTGCTTTATGATGAAGAGCGCAATGTTGAGTATCCGCCGTGGACGTGCATGAACGACAAGGACTTGGCTGCACGTTGTGTCATTGCCGGACAGCGGCCTGTGCTTTTCTCAATCAAGGCGAGTTTGAAGATGAACAGCGAAATTGCTGTTTGTATGAGAACAACATTGCAGAATAAGATGTGTGAGTTGCTTATCAACCAGCAGGAGGGCATTGAAGAGATTCAGAGATATGTGCCTGAATATGCGACTGCTGATGTGGATACGCAACTTTTTTATGAGCGTCCTTATCTTGAAACCAGCGCTCTTATCAATGAGATGATCGCGCTTGAGTATACGCTGATGGGTCAGACGAATGCCATCAAAATTGAGGAACGCTCTGGTATGTGCAAGGATAGATATACGTCCTTGTCATATGGCAACTACTTTGCTGAGTTGTTGGAAAAAGATCTGTTTGCTGACAACTCAGATTACGAATTTCTGACACTTGTCAATTGAGAATGGGGGTGAACTGCTTTTGGCAAACAGTTTTTGGTCTAGGCTTTTTGGCCTTGACTCTGAGCCGGAAACGGCTGTGCAGGACGTGAGCGAACAGCAGAGCGTTCAGTTACCGGTTGACGGCAACAACTGGAATACAGAAATTGGCTCTGCGTATCTGATGATGGTCGGGCATAACCGACGCAAGTCGGCTCCGTATTCTACGGATGACGTTTTGCGCATGGCGAAAGACCCGCAGCACAACATTAAGGAACTTCGCCAGTGGTCGCAGTGGGCGTATTATTCGAATGGTACTGTCACGACGGCCATAGACAGTCTGACAAGCCTCCATTCGCTTGACTATGTTGTGGTGGCGAAGCCCAAAAAGCATGGTGCAGAAAGAGGCGGATATAAAGCTCAGGCGAACAAGATGAACAGTATTTTGCGTTCGCTGAGATATAAAGAAGTGATTCGTGACGGGATCTTCCGTGATGCGAAAGACGGGATGTACGTTGCATATATGGAGACGAAGACGGCGGATCCTGTGCAAGGTTCTATGCTGAGTGACGTTGATGTGAGCAACATCACAGAAATCAATGCAACTGGTGTCAATGCAACGGTAATTCCTTTACCGATTGAATATACGCGAATCGTTGGTCGCCGCAATAATTGTTATGAGTTAGCGTTTGATCTCCGGTATTTTGATGAAATGACCGACGAGGACACTCGTAAGCGGAAACTGCAAGCGTTCCCGAAACAGATTCGTGATGCGTACCAAAAGTATACTGCGCAGGAATTTGCCAATGGCGCTTGTTGGGTGCGTCTTGATTGGCGAAAAACGATTGCAACAAAAATCAAGTGTGGGCAGAGTGACCCATATGGTGTCCCGTTCGCAGTGGCGGCACTTGATGATATTGATTACGCAAAATATTTCGTTGATACCAAACGTCGCGTGCTCGATACTGTGAACAATCAGATTTACTATGAAACGTTCCCTGAAGGCAAGGACAAGGGCACATCTGCTCTAACGCAGGCGCAACAGCAGGCGCAGCACGACACGGTAAAACAGGCGCTTACGCAGCGTGCGAATGGCACAGGGGTTTCGTTCTTCTCGCTGGCATCCGGTACAAAGATGGACAGACTTCCTGTCGATATTTCTCTGCTTGATGAAGAGAATGAGAATGCAATTAAAGAGGACGTGAATGAGGACATTGGTTTCTCTGCGGCGGCGCTGAATGGCAGCTCTAGCGGTAACTATGCGACTGCGACGCTGAACATGGAAATCGTTGCAACGAATGTGTACACGTGGATTGAAGCCATCGTTGAAGAACTTAACAAGTGCATTAACTACAATATTATTCAGGACAAGACATACAACATTGAGTTCCGCGTCTTGCCCGTTACTTTTATTAACCGTGACAAGATGGTAAAGAATCTCGCTGATCTGTATTCGAGAGGCAAGGGTAGCTTGCAAGCGTGGATTGCGTCCATCGGCATGAACGCGGACGATTATCTGTCGCTTATGGACTTTGAGCTGGCGGAAGACTTTGAAAACAAGTACCCGGTTCATAAGACATCGTTTACGGTCACGGGGAAAGACGCGCCCGATCATGATGTGGACGGTTCTGATGGAGAACCGGCTACGAATCCGAGCAGTGCGTCTACACAAGCCAACAACGGGAATGCAAGCCCGTCACCATCAAGCTAAGTGAGGGGGTGAGGGATGTTGCGTGATGTGTTGGAAAGAATGACGCCCATTTATGAGGTCGCAAATCAGCAGACGATTAGTGGGCGCAGACCGATTAAAGTTGTGCTTCATGAGATTCACCCGGATGCCTCGCATTATCAGCATAATGGCATCTCGTGGAATGAAGAATACGTCAAGAATAACATGGAGTCTATCAATGGCATGTCTATTGTGGCAGAGTTTTTGACAGAGGATAGGGACGCACCGTATGGGCACGGCCTGACTGACATCAAAGATAATTTGCCGCTTTTTGAAGATGCGACGATGGTTGGGCACTTTGATAGCTCTTACATTGATGATATCGAAATTGACGGCGAAACGAAGCGCGTTTTAATTGCAGAGGGTACGCTGGATGAAATGCGTTATCCGAAATTCGTTGAATGGCTGAAGAAGAGCATGAAGGAATCTGTCGTAAAGGGTTCCGTCGAAATTGTTGGTAAGCCAGAAAATGATAATCACATTATTTACTCCGATGGTTGGAAAGAGAAAGGGCGTGTGCCGCAGTTTTACGATTATAGCGGATACGCCATCCTTGGTATTAAACCGGCTGATGATTCGGCAATCATCATGGAGTTAAATAGCAAACAAACAAGCAAGGAGGGAGAACGAGAACAAATGGATGAGAACATGAAGAGTGAACTGACCGAGATCATCAATTCTGCCGTTGTCGAGTCCAACTCTAAGTGGGACGAGTATATTGCAAAGGTTCAGGAGAAACAGGCTGAAATCGACCAATTGAGAGCCGACATTGCAGAGAAGGACGCGGAGATTGAGCGTCTGCACGCTGACTTCACTACTGCTGAGGCAGCTCGTGCGGCTCAGGAGGCTGGTCTTGCGGAGGCCAACGCGAAAATCGATGCGATGGAGAAGGAGAAGGCGCTGAATGAGCTGAACTCCGCTCTTGAGCCGTATACCGATGAGCAGCGTGAGATTGCTAAGGCCGAAATTGAGGCTTATCAGGCTGACCCGGCCAGCATCGAGATTAACAGCATCATCGGCAAGATTTGCACGGAGATGGTTCGCAAGTCTCGTGAGAAGAAAGTGAATGAAATCAATTCTCAGATCGACGTTTTTTCTATCGTCGAAGATACTAATGGCTCTGACGAGTCCGAAGACGCTTCTGTCTTTTAATTAAAACTGGAGGAATTTACTATGAAATACAAGACTATTGGCGCTTTCAAGGGCGTGCAGAACGTCCCGTATTGCAAGGCCGATGCTGACATGGCTGTCGGCATGGGCGTTATTCTTGACCGCGTTGCTAAGACCGCGAAACTCCCGGCGAGTGCCGAGGATGCGAAGGGTTGCTTCCGCATCG